TTAAGAGCCGTTTTCCCTGCTCGGAAAAAAATCCGCTACCTTCTTTTGCATAGCTTTCTCTACTTCTTCATGCTTTTCCCTAAATGTATTAATAGCAATTAAGTTATCTTGCTCATTATCTGCAGCTTTAGCAATTGGTTCAGGTGGAGAAGCTTCGGTTTTACCATCAAAGAATTTATCTCCTTCTGGTACAGGTTCATAACCTACTACTTTACGGGACTCATTCAGTTTTAATATTCCACCCTCATAACTGTCTTTTGCATACTTCAAATCTGCTTCACGATCATCCGTATCGATTTCATTTAATTTGAAATGCCAATCTAGGCTGCCTAATATTTCAGCGAATACACGGAACAATTGATTATTTAATCGATGCTCTAAGATTTCCTGGCCAGGCTCTATAATAGAGCGCTTGTACATCTCGTTCATTTCTTTAGCGGTTGTTTGTCCCAATGAACCTGTCATAGCCCAACCGATACGATAAGGCGGTACACGATGGGCCACACATATCTCCATTGCGTTATCCTGCTTATATAAACGGAAACTACCTTCTTTTACATCCGGGCTGACTTTCTCTAACCTAGCTTTTGCTCCTGGTGGAACAGGAACTACGGCCAACTTATGATGTTCACCCTTAGTTTCTGCAGAGAAAAACGCTTTTAGTTCGTTTTCTGTTCCCTCATCTATTTCATCGACTCCCTCAAGGAATAGCAGAGCATCTGGAATAGTCTTACCTGTGAAAAAGTTAATGTTGTAATCTCTTACCGCTTGAGAGCCAACTATCGAACCAATGGAACTAACGTAATTAGGTATCCCATAGTAAGAAGAACGAGAACCGAATTTACGAATAACAATTACTTCTCCGGCTTTTTCTGTTTCATTTTCTGCAATATCCTCCGCACCTAATGGATTACCATCAGCAAGACGATAATCATCAGGATAACCAAACTTTTTAAACCAACGTTCTTTGTTATTAACGATTTGAGCAAAACGTACCTTATCTTTATGAGCACGTACTGTATGAGCCGGTATATGATAAAGCTCTACCGGACTTTCCCCCTTCTTATCGCGAACAACTTCAATGACGCCCCATCCAACCGTTTCATAATCCTCCCATACAGCTCTAAGGATTTCTGAACTTGTCATTTCTGGATTACAATTCCGCATGAACTCTTTGAGCTTTTTATATTGCTCCTGGCTCGCTGCTTCTTTCACTTCTTCAAAAGGCGCGAAGTCAAAACCGACACCTGCAATATCATCCACTTTCGCACTAATACAAGCAGAATGAATAGGGTTACTTTCCTTTATATCAATCAGTACCTTCATATCATAAGGCGGCTTAACCAATCCCTTATCTCCATATATTTGTGCGAATGGGTCAACTGCCATTTGTTTGCTGTTGTCTTCCTTATTCTTTGGATCATCTGCTGCTTTATTAATACCAAATACTTTTACATTTTTAATTGTTTTCTTATCGCTCATATCGTTTGTATGTCCTCCTTTCTTCATTAATAAAGAGCAAAAGAAATAGCCGAACAATTAATGTCCGACTACACTCTTTTAACCTTTCCGCCCATAACGACTTTACGTTTACCCATATCGTCCTCACATGCATAACGAGTCATATCAATACTATGATTATCTGTGCCTTGTAATCTATTTTTCGGATTACCATCTTTATCAACTTCATAATCAATATTTTCAAATTCACCTGCAGTTTTTGGACAACGTTCGGGGTCAATTATAATTTCTTCTAAATCGTCTAACCATTTTTCCCCGTATTCAACAGAGCCAGGGCCTTTAACTGCTCCCTTGATTCTCTTAATACCATGATCATTTTTCATTTCATCAATTGATTTTGGTTCCGATGAATCCGCAATTATCTCAACATCATCCCAACCAAGTTGTTTAATCTTTTCAGCTAATGAGCGGTTACTAATTTTAACGCCATATATTTCACCGAATATATAAAGCTTTCTGCGCGTTTTATCATAATGCATACGACCAAAAGACAGTGCATCATTCCCATAACCCCAGTCAATCCCTTGACGTATATTATCAAATGATTTGATTTCTTCATCTGTAATACGTCTGAATTTAAGGTTACTAAATGGAACAACGCCACTGCCTGTCGGTTTCCCTTCATATTCATGTTCGTATTGCTGTGGTTTAAGTCTCTTTGTTTCTTCTGCTTCTTCCACAAACTGCTTAGAGATATGCGGGTTATCATGATATGTACTATGATGTACAAATGTATTCTTTGGTCTGAATTGTGTTTCAAACTTCTTGTTAACCCAAGATTGTTTCCTTTTAGGTGGGTTATATGAATAGTACATCTTATAACGCAATCCATTCGGTAACTCTTTACGCAAAATAGATTTCTCTATTGTAGAAACATCTTCCTCTAATTTAAATTCAGCCAATTCTTCAAACCATGCAATAGCAACTGGATATTTCGCTATCTTAATAGATTTAATTTTCGCAGGGTCATCAGCACCACGGAATATCATTTTGTTCCCACGCGGCTTATAAATGATTTCCATTGGACTTTCTTTAAAACGAAATAAATGTTCTACACCTAATATTTCTATTGCTTCTTTTATTTGCTCATAGCAGGATTCTCTTATTGTATCCTTTACTTTACGTATGCAAAGAACCGTAATAGGAAACTGAATAAGATCCATAACAATACAAATGGATATATCAGTAGATTTACCTGAACCACGTCCGCCTTTACAAACGATTTTTAATATCGATTCACATTTACGAGCTAACCAGACTTGATGAAACGCCGGTGGAAGTATTTCACCGATTTGCTTTTTAGACATTTAAATCACCACTGACATTGTCTACAATGACAACTGGCTCAATATTGTTATCATCATTATTAGTATTAGATTTAATTTTGTCGATTTGAACCTGGATAAATTCAAGTTTGGCGCGTCGCTCATCATCTATATTTGCTAGTCTATCAAAATCTCTAATAAGAGCAGACAAAGTAGAAAGGGCCTTAGATTGAGCATTTAAGAAACTCGCTTGTTTATCCCAAGCAAATTGAATTTCCCACTCTTCTTCAAATCCGCTTTCACTAAGTTTTTTCTTTCTTAGTTCCTTTGTCATGTCCTCTTTATTATTAACGAACATAATACGTTGAGCATGAATGATTTGAGCGTGCTGCAGCATTATACTTTCCCATAAAATCGATAATGGGTCATTGTTAATGGCTTCCTCTAGTTCTTCTTTTAGATCATATAATTCTTGTGGTAAATACTTTCTATACAAACCATGAGTAGCAGCATTATCATTACGCAATGGAGCAGATCCTCCGGGATTACCAGTAGCATTTTTATTACCCTTTTTGGCTCCACCGCGATTGTTTACAGCATTCTTATTACCTTTTGGTGCTCCTGGTTTCTTTTTGGAGTACTCCGTATCTTTCTTTGGAGTACTCCGTTCATTTTTATGGAGTACTCCATTTAATTTGTCTATCCATTCATCTTTGGATTTCCATCCGCCAACCGTTTTTTCACTCACAGTTTTTTCGGATGTAGACAACAATTCGGCAATTTTACGATTCGTAATCTCACCATTATGTTCTTTATATATTTCATACGCTTTGTTACGGTCTGGACTTCTTTGTCTGGCCATAATTACATAACACCTGCCCCCTTATCCAATTGTTTGCACTTCCTTCTCTAAACACTCAATGCATATATGAGCATTTCCCGTATTTACTTCACGGATATATGTTTTATCAAAATGAGTAATAGTTAATGGCATTTGTAATGTCCACATGCACGGCTCATTACAAACAGAGCATGTAGGAACGTTTATAGTTTCTTCTTCCATTTACACCACCTCACGCTAATCGCTTTATAAAATAAAAAATCATCATAATCTATCAGCATACATTACGACGGCCATGATTTCTTCTTCAGTCATACCTATCGCGTGTTCTTTATTTAATTTACGAATCTCGGTTAATGCTTGTTTACATACTTCCATCAAATCACCTCACATAAAATAAAAAAGCAGCGGATTCGCTACTTTTGTTGTTTCCTATTTATAAACTGAAATCTTCTAATGATTTATCTATCTCATCTTGTTGGATTCCTATATAACGTAATGTAATCGATGGAGCAGAATGATTAAATATTGTTTGTAGCATTACTACATCTTTTGTCTTTTGGTAATAATGGTATCCAAAAGTTTTTCTAAGAGTATGCGTTCCAATTTCATCAAGCTCTACTTTTTCAGCAGCGGTATTCATGATTCGATAAGCTTGAATTCTAGTGATAGGCTTTTTTGTCTTTTTAGAAGCAAATAAACAATCCGTTTCGTTCATTCCACTTACATACTCGTTTATTTTTTCTCTTAACGCTGTATTGATAATGAAACGCTTATCTTTTCCGGTCTTCTGTTCTTTAATAACAATGTGAGTTCTTTCTTTCACATCATTTACATGTAACTTTAATAAGTCACTAATTCTTAGACCTGTATTGATTCCCATTTCAAATAAAAACAAATCACGATAAGACTGGCGACGTAAAACCTCTTTCAATTCTTCTAATTTTTTCTTATCTCGAATTGGTTGCACAAACTTCATTCCTTACCCCTCCATACGTTATGTTACATTAGATGTATCTTTATTATACAATATGTTACATAAAATATGGTGGTTATTTTTAAAATTAGAAAGAAACGTTGATATAACGGCTTTTCTCTTCAATTATCTAATGTAACAAAATACATGATGTGTTACATTAGATGGTTTTTACTTCTCTTTTACAATATTTGGTTTGTGTTGAGTTTGTTTCGTTTTTACATGACCACTTGAACCACTCTTCAAACCGCTCTCTATTTATCACCCAGGTTCCACCGATTTTTTTAGATTCAATAGCACCTGCTGCACATAGATTCTTTATATGACCAGGAGAAAGGTTGCTAATAAGATGAGCATCATTAACACCAATAACATTATCTAGTGCTGCATATGGTTTCAAATCAACATCTTCCCATCTAACACCATACATACCTATACCAAATTCATTCATTTTTGCTTCATCTGCTATTCTCTCTAAACGATCCAATAAAATAGCATTCATTAACTCCCATGTAATTGCACCTGATAGAATACGTGTTTTTAATTCTTTTGTTAAATCATTTAGTAATTCTACTTCCATATGTATCACCTCATGTTTAACACTTTTAAATTACTTTAATAACAATTTTCTATTTAATTAAAAAGAGCACCCGTTTCCGCGAGCACTCTTTAAGGGATTGCGAGTAGCCTCATTAACGAAAGTTAAAGCAGTTACAGTTAATGAGTTACAAGCAGTATATGTTTGTCTACTTTAATGCGTGAAAAAAGAGCATCCACGTCAGTAGATGCTCTTAATGTGATAGGCGTTTTCAGTGAGTATTGAAATGAGATACAAGCGAGTGAAAGCCTGTCCTCCACTTTCAATATATGCTTTTCTTTATTAAAGGGTGCAAACGTAAGAGAGCACTCCCCCAATAGGTGCTCTCTCTTGAAAATAAAGGGGAACATGTTGGGAACCGTTCCGTATCATTATATGGTGGATTCACCCCCATTATAACTAAGACATTCATTAAAGCGTTTAATGTGTAATTTCTATATAACAACGAAAATAGCACCCATTTTGGATGCTATTGATCATTATAGTTACGTTTCAAAATGATATTTAGTTCTTTTTCTGGTTCCTCGTTTTTTGGATGTCGATAATACTCCAATTTATACTTCTTTACATCATAATTAAAGAGACCTATTTTAATACTGTTAGTTTCTCTCAAAACAGCCATTAAACTAGCTACATCCTCGTTTTTCGAATCAAGAATCATTTCTCCAGATTCACTCCTAAAAAACACTCTCATACACTCATCCCCTTTCCCACTATCTATTCGACAGAAAAGAAAAATATCCTACAAAATAAAGAGCCATTACCGAAGTGACAGCTCTTTTACAGTTTATAAAGATTTTGAAGGGGATGAAGAAACATTCATGAAAGGAGAATCTCGTTATATTGGGACATTTTTCTGTACCTCTTTAAATTGACACCCTAAAGGTAGGCAGGTATCAACTTAAAGGAGAACAGAAGCTCTCCTCCGTTTAGACCATTTAAATTAATGAAGTTTTGAAGACTATTCTAATTACGATTGAAATCAAGAAATACATACAAAGTAAGGCTCGTAACCTCTTACCTTGCACCTAAAAAAATCCTCTTGCAGATAAGGAAGAGCAACGCTATATGTTCACTCATCACCTAACTACAAGAGCTGGTTTCGGCCTCTCATATATAGGGGGCATTCTGACGACAAATTTCGACATTTTTTCAAAAAGAATTTATTATGGGAACGCATCATTAAAAAAGGGGTACTGTTACAAATGTGGAGAAATATAGAAAATCACTGAAAATGATTGCGCTTTGAGTTAACATAGTATTAAGGTAACTTTCCTAAGTAAGTATTTAAGGGGTGAATAATTTGAGTTTCACTTATAAGAGACCGTTAATTTTTATAGTCCTACTGTATATTTTATTGATAGCTTTTAACTATGCAAATCATAATCAATTTAATTGGTTTGAAAACCTTATAAAAACACTATTTATAGTAGTGTTTTTTGAAATTATGATGTGGTTATTTTCTTCAAAAAAAACAACCTCTAGAAAATAAGAGGTTGTTTTTTATCACTCACCATGTTTTTCCAGTCCAGCCTTCTTCTTCATATAGACATGTACCGAAATACCATGCAAGTTGACCAGCTAAGCTTGCTAAATTACCTTTAACACCTAATCTAATCATCTTTCTAGCTGCTAATTCATATTCTTTGTTAGTAATATTAGCAATAATAGAACCTAAAAAACCTACTGATAGAAATTCTTTAAAATTAGCTACGATTTTTCTTTCTATACATCTATCTACAGCTTCTGTTTCTTGTTTGAATGGATCCTCATAGCCAGGCGGTGTATTTACACGTTGGATTTCTTGTCTCAATTGTTCTAATTCTTCAGTTTTACCATATTTGTTTTCTATCATATCAATATCAATATCTACTACTCTTCCGTGTTTATCTTTAACTGCAGCTTCTTCCATAACAAACTTCAATTGAGCAGCTACTTCTTGTACTAATTTTTCTTCTTCACTATTAATCTCTTGAGCTTTGGAGATTCCAGCGAAAGAAGTTGCAAACAAAGCGAGTACAAGAGCCATCGATACAATATTTCTTAATATAGTCTTCATTTTTAACCCATCCCCTTTTTCCTTATTTATGCTTTTTTACCGGTATTTTCTAGCGCAGCTCTATCTTAATACATATATCTATAAAAATATATACCCTCCAGAAAGCGGAAAAATGATGAAATCCAACGATTATTACCTTTAAAACCGCGGTTTCAAGATAATTACAATTTAACTATTTGAATATTCTGCATTTTATTTATCAATTTAATTGTGGATACAGATATAATGTTAGATGATAGATAAACTGTCTTTAAGAGCACGATTTTGGAGGGCCCCTATCTTATACAAAATAGACTTCCACTCAATCTCTCACCAATCTTTTTATCCGCTCGTTTTAAATATTCTTGAACAGTAGTTCTTTGCAATTTTAAATAATTGGAAATTTTATCTTGTGTAAATCCATACCCTCTAGACATTACATATATCTCCTTTTCTCTTTCTGTCAAAGTTGATAATGCATCTTCTAGCTGTATACGATCCCACTCGGAAATAACACTTTCTTTCACTTCCGTATCCCATTCATATACTGGCATTTCAGTACTACGCACATATCTTTGCATCATTAATGGATCACATGGCTTCTCGCGCTCATACGCAGCCCTACGTTCAATCCCTCTTGTTTTCCCTGGCTGTTTAGCGGTACGCATCCATTCCAGAGCATAATTAATATCACTAATCATTTCGTCAATAATACTTATATCCTTTTCTGTTGCGCCCACCTTAGATTCTTCTAATGTCTTTCTTGTTTTGGTATACTGCTCCATTAAATCTTTCATACCAGGTTCCTCCTTTTATATAAAAAGAGGACGCTGAATTATATATAAGAAGAATTGCTTTCTTATGCATAATCAACGCCCTCTAAATGTGGACTATTATTTTCATTATTTTTTATTTATTTTTCTAATATGGTATGTGAAATTTTATAATAACCCTCTTTTTCTTAACTGCAATGTGATTTGTGATCCTTCTGATACTTTCAATACCTTTGCTATATTTTTAAATGTCATTCCTTCTTTTCTCATTGCTAACGCTTTTACACACAGCTCATCCCAATCCTTTATAGTCCTCTGTTTCTTTACTTTTAATCCATGTCTTCCACCTAAAGCGATCCCTAATTGATTCATGCGTTTTCCTATCTCACATTCTCTCCAACAATAGTCCCCTTGCTTTGAATAACGGCGATCACATTCTTTGCAATGTTTATCTTGTAAATTGAGAACTTCAATGCGTATTTCTTTTTTGTTCACCTTTATATTCTTTTCCATCAGCTACAGAGTGGCCCTTCTAATTTATCGACATGTAACAGGTAATCCACGAGAGCACGATCTGTTCTTTCTACTACATACGCATGTTTTTCAAATTCTTCCCTTGGAATGGATTTACGGCCACCATCATATAACATAGCTTCATAGTATTCTGCTACTAATGAAACCGGAACGAAATATATAATATGATCTGTCCTAAATTCTATTAAAAAGAAACAAATAGATCCATGCGCTTGTGTATCCTTTAAATAATCAACTTGATGCCTACTAATACTATCTAATGGGAATCTTCTCGTTTCTTTAGTAGACTTTGCTTCGAAGTAAACGGCTCTTCCTTTATATACTCCATCGTAATCTACTGTAGATTTACTTTCCCATGCACTTTTGGTTATTTCACCTTTTTGATTTGTTTTTATAACTTTCACCGGTGTTGGACGTTTATTAAAAATACCTACATTCGCTATTTTATACATGCGACAAGTAATGCTTAATAAATGTTCAAATGCCATTCCTCTATTTCCGTAACCCATGCTGCTTCCTCACTTTCTATTTAATAACTCCGCGTTTTACAAATACATTCACCTTTGCTAGATGCTCTTTTATATTCTCTGTCACATATTAAATAAACGCTCATATATTATTTTGTAGCCATCCCTCCTAATGGATGAGCTCGTCATCTTATTTCCATAAAAACCTTCATAGTAAAAAGGACTCTATTTTACCTAAAGGCGATTTAACGATGATCGCCTTTTTAGTTATGAAAAACATACAAAATGAAATTTTTATGTTAATCTTCTAACGCTATAACAGTTAAATAATTACGAGCGTTCTTTCTAATAGCCACTCTTTTTTTATAAGATGATGAATTGTAATAATATACTGTCTTTGGAAGTACTCCCAAATGTTTAGCACACTCCTGTACAGTTCCAATACATATTAGCAATTCACCTTTATAAACAGCGTACACTTTTGGGCTCACGCTCCAACTCCCCTTTTCTCTAAAATTAAGGTTTTATTAAAATCTTTCTCAACACCCAACCATTGGCAACATAATACCCTATATGGTAATCTGTGGGTAATCCCTTTTGTTTAGTGACTTCATTAAAAGGATCCATACCCTCAATATAGGTCCTTTTAATGATTTCTGCTAAAATCGCGTTTTTGTTTTAATCTTCTCCCCTGAAAACAACAGTTATATGATCTATTTTTAGCGCACACGGTAAGTACAATCCGTTTCTTAAATCAAAAAGCATTATAAATTTTTCTTCATTCAACATATCCGTAATGTCGCTAAAACTTTCTTTGCTAAATAGCGTTATCAGTTCATCCTCATTTTTTAGTGATACATATAATTTCCGATACTTGTCCAACAATACCACCCCTTATTCCAAAATAACGATTTTGTTTTAATTTCGCGATCTATTCTTCCGTTGTATAACCGTAACTTTTTTACATATCATATTAAAATCCAAGTAATTCTCTTTTAGGGCGGTAATAATATGAAAAAGACATTTAAATACATTCTAATCTTCTTTTGTGCAGTGTTTTATATTACATTTATAAGCTGTATGATTTATCAAAATTTTTTCCGTGATCATTTTATTCCTCCAGCCGAGAAATCTAAGCTGGAACATGATGATTCATGATTTCTATAAATGCTTCCCTTCCTATATGAGCTCGTTATTTTCATTATGATTAGGTATCAGGAGCACTTTTCAAGTCGCTCTTTAGTTCAAACGTCCCTGTGTATTCATTACCTTCCCCATTCTTCCCAAATAACTATTTTGTTAAAAATTAATCATCGTAATCTGTATCATCTTCTGCCATAAAATCTTTCTTACATCCAGGACACGTAGCTGGAAAATACGGATGATGGTCATCATCATAAAATCGAAACTGATTCCCTTCTCCACAGTAAGTACATTCCCAATACCCTTGCATAATATAACCTCTTGTTGTTTCTGGTTTATCATTACCGACTGAATAAACTAGATACGGTTCGGCTGTCTCACTATAGTGTGGTTTATACATAAAAGGTGTTAAACTTGGCATTTCTCATTCTCCCTTTCTAAAAGCTTGTTTACTTTATTGGATATGACTTGCATGTCTTGATACGCACCTAACATGTCTTTAGTGCGATGGTTGCGCTTACCTAAACTAATCTGTACACTCCATTTAACCGAGCTGAATCTATTTTCACTTTTCCTTTGCTTCTCTAATTGAATGACAGCCCTCCTACGAACCATCTTCATCGTATCCCCTCATTTCCACCCAAATAACGCTTTTATTTGATATCATTAATTTTTAAGACAAAATGATTAGTATCTTGATAATCTAATTTTTCTTGATCCATTGGCTCCACTTTTTCTTCAACTAATCTTTGGAAATCATCACCGTTCGCATCTTCAGGTATTTCAACTTCAACAAGAGTTTTATACGTTTTCGTTACTTTCACTTCTACTTGATACTTTTCCATCTTTATCCCTCTCCATTTCTTAATAAAATTAAAATTTGGTCTGACTTTAAGCTCAGGTTCAACTCGAACTTGCCTTTTTCCATTCAACTAAAATGTCGAGACCTCTCCCGAAATGAATTCTTTCCCAACTGGATTTTTCTCTCGCCCTTCTCATACATTCCTTTAGCGATAAAGGCGGTTTAGTAATCGCATCTTCTTTGTTCCATCCACCTTTTCTATATCTATAAAGTGCAGTTTGATATTGAATCCCGTTTGAAGTAGCTATTCTTAACTCTTCATCCGTAAATACTCGTTTGTGTGCTTGTGCTGTCCTTCCTTTTTGAAAAATCTGTTCCTTCTCCATAACTGGCCTTGTAGCAGCCTCAAATGGTTCCAAACCTCTCTTCACTCGATGATAGTACGTTTGGTAACCAACCCCATGTTTTTTCGCAACTTCTTTCCATCTTGACCATTGACTATCCTTATGCGTTAACGGCTCTGTAATTGCTTTTTCTTTATCCCACATGGAAACACGAACTCTACCATTTAATGTACATCTACTAATCCCGTTCTTTTCTGCTCTTTTATATTCATCTGGCGTAATATAATAATCATATGGCGATTTCATAAAACCCATCCTCCTCTTTACTCAATATCCGCTCGCCTGACGTTCAGAGTTCTCCTTATTTTTATCTTTGTAGGCTTGTACAATATCTTCAAATTTGTACCCATACAAATAACACAGGCGGAAGAAAATACCGAAAGCCTTATGCAAATGTGTTAGAGTTACGTTTAAATCTCTATATTGGCACCACGCACGTTTGGCGGTTAAAATATCCCGCATATACCATTCAAAAAGTCTGTTTATACTCAACACGTTTTTCTTCATGATGTATTGTTTCGAAAATCCAGATACGAGTTTTCGTTTTAATGTATGATGATCTAATTCAATTACGATTTTCATTAGAAAGCGGAATCCATCAACTAACTCTTCCAATAGCCCATCCTTTGTTGTTCCAAATCCTATGCTCCACATTTCAAAAGCACTTGTTTTATCCCAGGCTTTACCGATTTTAACCATTAACGCACGGAACAGCATATCTAACTTATCGTTACCCTTATATCCAATTCGCTTATCTAGTTCTTTCTGCATTTCGAACAACTCTGTAATATCAAAAGTCTGCTGCGTTTCTTCTGGAGTAATTACATATAGATTTGACGTATGTCTCACAGTGCATATCCTCCTTTGCGATAATCTTTAATGATTTCACCATCATTATTGAAATAGACAATCTCCCAATGTGGATTAAATCTAAACTTATAAGGATTATCATCTAGGACAACAAACAAATCGTTTTTGTAATTCCCGACAATCGTCCCTTTTCTTCCCTGAACTTCGACACGCATTCCACGTTTTGCAAATGGGATTCTTCTAAAATTACACATCTTCCGGAACGGCTCTTCTTTACCAAACAAGGTTGCTATATCAACTACACCTTTATATTCACAAGTGATAAATGGTTCAAACTGTTCAAATGGCATATTAATAAAACCTTGCTTTTTAATTTGTTTGTAAAAGTGATATTTCGCCATCTTTTCATTTTCTTTTACTACAATGTGATTACAACGCCATCGAGGAAATACTGTTGAAATGTGATACTTATATGTAGATTTCATCGTTCTCCCTCCTGGTTAACTAATGAAACATTTGACCAATCAAGAATAGGACTTTCCACTACTCTCTCCTCTGGTTCCAATAAGAATCGTGCAGATTCATTACAATTTGTACATGTAACTTGGATTTCTTTTTCATTTGCTTGGACCATAACGCCTTGGATTCCGTTCTCCTTTGTAGCAATAATAGGAAGTACTGCAGCATTCCCCTTTTCTTGCTCCGCTCTATCTAGTTCCGCCGCTATATCCATTCCACAATTACATAAGATTTCAAATTTCATGCTTCCATTCTCCTTTAACCGTTTTATGATCGTTATAACGAGTAAGACCGCCAATTCTAGTTCGTCCAATTCCCACAACTGGCGGTCCTTTGTCCTATAGCACTCTAAAGCTATTAACTTTCCAATCAATTTTTCTCTACGCAATATCTTGTTTCACCTTTTAAATTCCCAATATTCCAAAAACGTTACACATACTCTTTACCAATTCACCCTGCAGCATCTTCTGCACAAAATAGTAATTCCAAATCCTGCGGTTCTGCATCATATTTTTCATCTGAATTGTTTACAAACACCGTTACGGTTCCTGTATCTTTATCTTGATGACATACAGTTAAAACACGGCTACCATCATTACAAAAGTCTCCCGAATGAAATTCATTATTTCTTCTCTTTTTCTTAGCGAAGACTCTGCGGCGCTCTTCCCAATACTGTTCATCTTCTGTTGCTAGACGGCAGTGATCTGCGTATTGCCAACCTTTATCACCAGCAGTCATTACACTACGATTCCCCCAAATACCTAGAATCTTAATACGTCCTGATTTTTGTTCTACATCCATACACTTTACTTCCGCAAACATTTTGCAATCATTATTTTCGTAAACTACCCAGTCGCCAACTTCGAATGGTGTTTTAATAAAGTGTGGTACCGGTACTGGAATTGCTACTATTTTCATTTTTATCCCTCCAAGTATTCAATTACATATTGCGGTTTAAATCCGCTATCAAAATAGATTCGTAACGGCTGCGGTTCCTGCGATTCCCTAGCGGCTTTGCAAATCTCTTCTGCTTCGTCCCAAAAGAAACTTTTATCCTGCGCTCGTCTATACCGCCATAACGCCGTTACATAGTCGATATACATATCAAAGTGATTATCTTGCTTTACAGAGCGTGGCAGTTCGTCTGCGCTCCATACATCACACGGAATAATAGCAAGTACATCAGCGAATCCTACATGACCTGGCAAGTGCTTCGCATGAGCATTCTTTATATCAAATGGCTTTGCTTGTTCCTTAATATCTTTAACTCTTGTATTTTTCATCACTGTAGTTGTATTTGTGAAATCATCCAGCAAGAATGTCAGTTGCTCCGTCATGGTGCTCACCTTCTTCTAACTGCAGCGTGTATACAATCCCTCTATCTAATAACGCACCGATAACTGCATTCATCCACAAATGATTGCCAATCTTCTTCTGTAAGTACTGTAGAATTCCTATAATTTCATTTGTAGAAAGGGATACAAATTCACCTAACTTCTCCTGGTTAAACTTCCCTCCACGCTTTTCAATCTCTAAAGATATTTTATTTTCTTTCACGTATTGTTCAGCTTTAATCAAATCAAAATCACGCACTTTATTCATGCCGTATCTTTTTATTAGAGCCGTTAACATATCTTTAATTACTAACGTTTCAACTACTTTTAATGTCAGCTCCATTTCACCGCGACAAGACTTACAAAGTGTTTTCTCGCATCCCTCAATGTACATGTTTTTCACATCAGCAGTTGGAATTACTGCACTACAGATATCACACCCTTCACTATTATCGAACAACAAACCATCCATTACTTTCAGCTCCCTGCTATATCATCTATATTCTAAAATTTATTAATCTTTATATTTTTATAAATACACATATTTTGGCCGCTAGTGCATTTATCATGTTATAATTGCAAATGTAAATTTATTTTCAAATCCAAATCTATATCTACCTTTAACTTTTTTGAGTATCCATCAACATGATGGATCTTTTTTTATGCATTTTTTCGTATTTGTTCTACTACTTTTGGATTACCGCCTAGCGATTCCAAGCGATTCGCTACATCCAATACATTCTTTCGTTCTTCATTTCTATGCTCTTGATCTCTTTTCTGTTTTTTCTTGTACAATTCAATGAGTTCTTTTTCTACTGCATTTGATTCTTCCAATTGTTTATCACTTAGTTTTTTTAACTCTCGTGCGGCTGTTATATCGCCCGTAGCCATTGCCCTATCACACTGACGAAGTAATATTTTTTGATTTTGCATGTATTCACGTAACTTCTTTTCTAAAGGCCAAGCTATTTGTATATGCTCTGAAAGTACCCTATCGGCTAATCCCATCTATTTCACCTCTGTTCTGTCCCTATTGTTGTAAATGAACAACTTTCTCACCTACATCATTCGCAACATCTCCCTCAAGGTCGATGTAATATTGACCTTTTACACCAGAAGCAAGTTCTTGCCCAACAATTTGTCCATTTTCATCGCGCTCCATAAGGATTTTTGAGCCCACCTCTATAGTTGGCGCTAACTTAGACTTTGCTTGCACCTGGCAATCCCACACTTCACGTTTTTTATCACCCGTAATTGTAAGCGTTAATGTAATAGTTCTTGGCTTCTTTGGATCCGTGTTTAAATCGGACATATTTTCTAAAACACGTTCAAATTCCGCATCAAATCTTTCTGCAACTGCTCCATCTGCGAAACTATTTAAATCTATTGGCACCTGTAAAACCTCCCATATTTTGCTTATACTAAGCCTGGTCTCCAAGCTTTTAGATAAGTTAAAGCTTCTTCAAAATCTTTTTCTTTTGTATCACGATAACTCGGAACTACAAAAGCCATTTTATAATCCTTCCATGCTCGACTATGTAAAATTCTTTTATCTTCAAACGCTTGGCGAATTTTCGGTTCTTCTCCCCAAAGTTTTTCAACTCGACGCAATTTCGCGTTTAGTAACGTTGTTTGTTGATAACTATCAATCGTCATCTTTTCATTCAACTTGTTTTCAATTGTTTCTAATCGTTCATCTTGTTTCATCATTTCAGATGAAATCGTGTGAATCATTTGTAATGGATGCATACTCTGTTTGATTTTTTGTTCCATATGATTAAATTCATAAATGTAACTTTCTTTCATTTGAGCTGCCTTTTCACCCGTATAGCCCATAACTAGAAACATTAAACCATCTCGTTTAAGTAAATACTTAGGTCTCACCTTCTGTTGAGCATCCTTATATTCAGTCAACGAAAAATTTCGTTTGCTAAAATCTTCGCTACAACTTAAGGTTTCAATACTTTTCAGTACATCTGCATGACGCTTATTAAAAACCCCTGCAACAGTTAAACTGTCAGTCACTAATTCATTTCCTTCTAGAAATACCAAATGACTAACCGGATGCTGTATTGCTTGTAATCGACTCATAATCTCACTCCTAAAAGTTCTTGATTTCCGAACTTATTATTAAAAAAATAAATCGTACAAAGTTCGATTTTTACATTACATATTTTTTGTTTCTTCATCAGCTTTCAATAAACTATCTATTGGTATATCTAGGGCTTGAGCGATTGCAGTCAAAGCACTAACCCCTGGAGAACCAGTACCATTAACATATTCTGAAACCGTTGATGGCGCGCGATTTATTGTAGCTGCCAGCTCCGATTGTTTAATCTTTTTGCTCCTAAGCATGGTAGACAATCTCTCGTTGTCAAATTTCATTAATTTCACCTCGCTTATTCTTTACAATTAACATCATACCAAAAAGTTCGGAAAATAGGAACTTATTTTTTCAGAATTTCCGAACTTTTTTTATTGATTATTACAAAAGTTTGCTTAAACCGAACTTTTATAATACAATATTGTTGTGATTTCATAATTAGAATGGTAAAGTAAGGGACTTTTAGATAAAAGGGTGAAGTGCTTATGCGTGGAGATAGGGTAAAATACGTACGAAAAATGCGAGGTTGGACACAAGAACAGTTGGGATTAGCAGTTAACTTAAAAAAATCTACTATATCCGGTATTGAAAACAATAAAGAAAATCGAAGTGAAAAAGACGTTTCTAAATTTGCAGAAGCTCTTGGATGTACTCCTGATTACTTGCTTGGTTTCTCCGACGATCCTCGATTAGACAGCGGACAACATAAACGATTAAGAAAAAAATTCGACGAGTTATTTCAAGAACTTCAAGATAAGCCCGAACATGAGCAAGAAATGTATTTGAGAATGTTCGAAGCGGCTCTTGGTATTAATAAAAAATAAAACACGATTGTTAGTAGTCGCTAACGGTCGTGTTTTTTATTAGACATAATTGCATTTTCTATAGTAACAAATTGTTTTTTTACATTTGTATCTTCTTTAATTTCCCCTTGCACCAATAACTCCCATAAATTATTTGCTAATCGTTCTTTCGAATTATTTAACACTACACTTTTTTCAGCGTTTACTACTGCTACATTCATTACTATTTCCCCCTACATCCTCTTTATTTTATGTGCACCGCACAAGCTGGAAAGATTTTGTCGTTTTTTATATTGATTCATCAAAAAAGTTTCCACTCTCTATAAAGCAGAAATGACACTATCAAGTATGATAGTGTCATTTTTAATATTATTATTTATAAAAATCAACCGCCACCCGGATTTGGATCCGAATACATTACTGGCGCTTCCGCATTTTTAACCTTATCTTGCTTTGTAGCTGGCGCAAATGTAAAGGTAGCGACTGCCGCAATTGTTAAAATAACTTTAAATAACTTGGACTTCAAACATTTCACCGCCTCGGACTTATATAATCTGATTATAACATTTTAACGCATTAATAGGTAGAGACATATAGAAAAAATCGCCTGTTTTAGAAAAGCTTTCGGCTGACATTTCTAGGTATCTTTTCCCTTCTTCCCCTCCAACTGCAAGCCCCATATAATACAACTGAAAACTACTAAGGTAACCATTTTGTTTTTTAAGACCTCTAAGTATTTGTATAGCTTCTTCTTTTTTCCCTATTCTTATATAAAAAAACGCAAGTTCTGCTAAATCAAGTTTCATACGATCGATTGTATCTAGTTCTTTTCCGTGATGTATTTTTAGAAACAAAAGAACATTTAGTATTTTTTTTATTCTTTTTTTTAATTTTTTATTAGTTGGTTCCCCAATGATTTCAAGCGCCTTGCAAATGTAATATTTCGCCTTTTCATAATCAATTAACGCATAGCTCTCACCTAACTTACAATAAGCGATCGTTTTTGTACTTACATAATAATTAAAAGGGTCATTTATAATTTCCAAACAAATTTCCCGCGCCTTATCCAAGTCTCCCTTGTTATGTAAATGAATAGACACTTGCATTTCTTTCACACGAAGTAAAAATGAATTTTTATTTGTCTGTTTTGAAACTTTCTCAATTCGGGGTGATACGCTTTCGACATATTCATTAACCTTTTGATAATTACTAAAATCTAAATACGAATACATCGCACTAAAATCTGATATAATCATCAAATCATTTTCCATATTTTTTTGTGAATTCCTAATCTTTTCGACCTTATTAAAAAAATCCCTTGAAGTGATAGTACCTTCACTTCTTTGTCTGAGTAATTGATAAAACTCAGCAATCTTTGCATTGGTGCGTACAGTTAAAGAATCACCTTTTTTTGTTCGTGAACTCATTATTTTTTCAATTACCAGCTTTTGAAGGTCATACTCTCCGAACATATCTAGTACTTCTAATGCTAATTTTAAATTTTTGTGCGATAAATGAGGTATTATCTTTTTTATCCATTTTCTACGGAATTCAATGTCACTCGGTTGATATAATCTTAGCGCATCTACAAAATGCATGAAATCAAATTTACCTTTTGTTTTAAAATAGCCATTTACCGTAGTATGCGTTACATCAAATCGTTTAGCTAAATTTCTGTTAGTATAACCATTTGATTTTAACTTTTCATTCATATTGGTTAATAACCCTTGCACAATTTTTGTCCTCCCTTTGGACAAAAAGACACGTAAACCCCGATTTATTAATTACATATAAAGGAAAACGCGCTACTATTAATCTAAGATGTGTTATAATTATGTAAGAGATCCGCGACAATGTTCCCTAGGGTGATAGGGGCAGTGTAAGAGTGTGGCTAGCACTACTTACACCGTGGGTCTTTTCTTACGTCCGTTTTTTATGTTTTCAACCCTTGATACAAATTTATTTACAATAATATATATACTAAAATTATAACACGTATATATATGTGAATCAGTCCACAAAAAAACTTTCTCAACAATTTTTCTTCTGAAAAAAATATTTTTTCAAAATTCTAATATCAAAACATACTATCATAATTGATTGAGAATGAAACCATCCAATTATCTATTTTTTAACCCCCCAATATTATTTTTGAAAATAACTTATGCAAATTACACAATAAAGACTTCACTTTTCATACTTTACCACAAAACAGAACTTTTGTTCTTATTTATTTTATGATTATCAAAAAAATAACTTTTAGTTCCAAAAAAAATAGTATATCTAACTTTTGTGGTATACAAACGCTGAAATTACTATACTCAAAATATGAATACCATTGGGAAACAGATTAAATCTTTTAGAAAAAAATTAAGTTTAACACAAGATGAATTTGCCGAGAAATATGGATTTAGCAAAGGTCAAATTAAACATTGGGAAACAGATCGGCATCAGCCAGATGTAGAAAGTTTAAAATGTTTATGTTCCATTTTTGGAGTTTCAACAGATACCCTCCTTGGCTTTGAGAACGAACAAAACGACCCTTTACTTGATTTACTACTAAGCGATGTCCAAAGAGCCTACAATGACTTAGATGGTCGTCAGCAAGGACGTTTTGCTAAACAACTATCTTTGTATGTCGAAATGTTACGTAATAACAAAGACGTACTTTAATCTCAAGAATTTTTTCAGAGAGAGCTTAGCGGCTCTTTTTTGTTTGTCTGATTCTATCTTACATCCCTCCATTTTCCAATGAAAGAGGTAAAATATTCTTTAATATACAGAAAATAGTGAAAATTGCACTGCTTTTGTTGATTTTATAGGATTTGTTGAAATATGTAATATTGCATATGTATTGTTAGGATTCCTATATTTGCATGCATGGTTAGGAAAAGAAGTTTATTTTTATGCTTTATTCGAAAACAAATGACACTATTCACAATGGTTATTTGTTATTATTAATATTAAAATATTGAATTATATACATTAGGGGGACATAATTTGTTTAAAAAAATATCAATTTTACTAATGAGTACTTTATTAATGTTTATCCTTGTTGCCTGTGGCAGTGACACAAACGATGATAAAGCTTTATACGAAAAGGAAGTCAAACCACAATTGGATGAGATGATGAAAGAATACGATGCTATCTGGAACAATGATTGGAAACCATTGTGGAGTGAAAACGGATCAAATCCAAATGGAAATCCAACTAAAATTAAAGAAAAGATGAATGTTATTCAAACAAAGTACACTGATTTATCCAAAAAAATAAAAGAATTTTCAAATGGCGATAAGCTAAGTGATGAAAAATTAAAAGAAAATATAACTACCTTTAAAAGAGAGTTTTCTTTAGCTGCTATGTACAGAGCTGATGCTGCTAGAAATATCATTCAAGGTATCGATAAACTTGCACCAATGAAAGACCGAACTGATGCTGCTAGAAAAAACGTGGATCTATCAGATACAAAACTTACAAAAGCTATAGAGAGTTTAGGTAAAACCGAATCTACTTTAGGAATTAAACGGTAATTTAATATTATGGGTATCTAAATTTATTCACGGAAGATGCCGAGTTTAAAAAATATAAACAAGTTATACACAAAGTAATTAAGTACTCATAAAGAAGGGGATTTGATTTTCCGAAAAATATGTTAGAATTATCTTCGGATGGAAGTCCAATCCATATTATTAAAATTAAAGTGGTTATCAAGTCGAAGAAAAGACACTCATTTGAGTGTCTTTTCTTTTATCTGACTATTTGTTTCTCTATGATTAGAGTTTAACTTCTAACTTAATTGCATAAAATAAAAGAAGAGATGCGCTAACATCTCTTCCAGTAATTGCTACCATAAGGTGATCGGTTATTAATATTTGTTACTTACGTTTAGAAACGCCTTTACGCTTGCAGGCATTTGAACCGCCCCCAATTTGTATATCTAACTAATTGGGGGCAGTTTTATTTTTTAAAAATCTATGTATACAAGAAAAAGACCATCAAACGACGGTCTTTTCTTTTACTCTTCTTTTTTCAGCAAATCTCTGCTATCATAAAGAAGTAGATACATAAATTGCAAATGTAAATTTAAAACTTTAAATATTTCATATAAATAAAAAACAAAAAACCCCGACAGAATTTTCATAGGTTTTTGTAAGTTTGGCCGCCTACCCTAACCGATGAAAATTAGAAAACGAGGTTTGTATTAACATATTTAAATGTGTCTTGCTATACTTATGATAGCATATACTTTTAAAAATGTGAACTACAATCCTCTAATTTCCTATACCCATTTTTGGGCGGGGTGGAAAATGGAGGATTTTTTATTATGTCTAAAAATACTTTTGAAGGGTTCACAGCCCCAACATCACACACGCAAACCCCTAACGAATTTTACGATGAAATTTTACTATCTAAGCGTATAACAATCGCAGAAGTTAAAATTATCGGTTTTATGATCCGTCATACTTTTGGATGGAATCGTCACGGTAACAGTCTAAAATTCACATATTCTGAAATTCAAAAAGCTACTTCACTTGGTAGAGAAGCTGTAAATAACGCTTTGAAAAAATGTTTCGAAAAAAACTATATTCAACGTAAAGAAATCAACGGTAAATTTGCATACAGATTAAACATTAAAGATTTTGCTGATTATCCTTGGGAATTAACGTTTGAATGGCAAAAAGTAAACAAAAAATTAAAAGAATCAAATGCAGATGAAGAAGAAAAAAAAGAGCAGTTCGAAAATCGAACCAATTGCAGTTCGAAAATCGAACCGATTTAGAAGCTGCATCCATTGATACTACTGAAGCGAACGAGTCCCTAAATACATCTTTAAATACATCTTTAAATACAATTAGTAGTAGTAGTAGTAGTAAAAATGATATTTCTCCTTCTAATTTTTATTTGAAACAAATCAACCCTAATGCATCTACATATTTTTTAAACAAACTTAAAACATTAGAAACAAAGTATTCTAGTTTGTTAGTTATCGAAGCAATTAAACGTAGTGCAGAAGCAGAAGCAAAACATCCTTTTGCATATATAAATAGAATCCTAGAAAAATGGAATGCTGCTAATGTTCATAATTTAGAAGATATAAATGAATATGAAAAAAAGCATAATAATAGTCGAAAGGCTAATAAAGCGGTAACTAAAAAATATAGTAAAACTGTACGTAAAGAAATGGTTCCAGAGTGGGTTGAGGAAGAAGATATCACATCGTCAACTGTGGAAGGTAATGGACAAGCTGAAACAAATTTAGAAGACGAGCGTAAACGTTTAGAAGAGGTATTAAAAAAATATAAACGCGATTAATATTCGAGGTGGGTATTGAATGACTAGTGAACAAGAATGGTTTCGTCAATTTATTAAAACAGATAAATTTTCAGAAGCTTTGGGGGTTATTTGGAGATTTGGTCATATTCATGAGGGAGATAATAGATTTGAATTGTCCCATAAATCGTTTCATGTTGTATCTAAGTTTTCAAATTTAATATTTGGAGCAACTGCACCTCGATCTTATTTTAGAAAAGATAAAGGATTTACAGAATGGGAATGTCACTTTGATATATCGAACCCTTTTATACAAGAAGCTATTAAAATGGGATGGACTCCAAGATTACAGCAGGAAAGGTTATTTCCTACAGGAGAATTTAATGAGTCTATTTTTGTAAAGACATACATACTATTGCGGCATGATGTAGGAATTATGAGAGAAAAGACCAAAAGAGGTATTCTAATACGTCCCCGTTTAAGACTTCACGGTTCTGTAGACGTGTTACAAAATATATGTAGGGTATTACATCAAGAGTTAAATATAAAACCTAAGAAATTACAAACGGATTTGAAAGTACAAAGGGCAAAGACTATTTACTATCAATCAAAAAGAGACGTCCCTGAGATTTTAGAATATGTAGGCGCGTGGGAAGCACTAGAAAAGTTCAATTCATTTAAGTTGGGATATGAGAAAAATTTAATGGATGAGATTCATATATAATTCATCTGAAACAGAAAGGATAGATTACTATGCCACAAAAAATTACACTAACAGGAATGCCTAAAAGCGAAGCTAGAGACTGTAATACATATTTTGCATTTGAAATGATTGAAAAAGGTAGTCCAACTGGACCAAAGGGAATACCTTTCAAAAGTACTCCCATTACGTATACTGTTTTCGTGAGCAAAAAACAGTTTAATAAAATAGAGATGAATCCAGAAGGGTTTAAACATACAAAATTACTTGTCCAAGGAGAGCCTACATTAGATGTATCTATAGAGAAGTGTCCAGGAGAAATAGGAGTGATCTGTATGCAAATCCAAGGGTTACCATCTAAACCTACAGAAGAAGATAAAACAGCTGAGAAGCCGCCAATCGAACATCCACCAGAAGGCACACAAGATATTTTGTTATGTAAAGAAATAGTACTAGGAGAAACATTCAAAGCATCCACACCTAGACAAGAGAAGCAGGATAGTGTAATTGAATCCATCAAGAAAACAGGAACAATAGATACACCTATACTAATAGATAAAGAGACGAAGTTGTTAAAAGATGGATTTAGTCGTTATTTTGTCGCCCAAAAAATGAGTTTAGAATATGTACCCGTTTGCTATACATGAGCTTTCACTGCAGAGGTATAAACTTTAATATGAAAATTCAGAAATGAAAGGTGGACTTTCAGACAATGCGTAACGTATTTCCAAACAAACACTATATTGATGAAGGATTTGTAGAAAGAAAATTAGAAATCAATGAGGACGATTTACAAGAAATTATTGAGGATTACTTGCTAAGAAATGCTGATTTCGATTTTGATGAAGTCGAAATTGTGAATAACCGACCAATGAACATATGGCTCTATGCTAAATGTAGAACATATGTTGATTCTGAAGATCCAGAACAAAATGAAGAATTACTTGATGCAGAGGTTGAAATTGCTGGAGAGTATGACGGAAATCTTTGATAGATTACAGATGACGTACCAACTCTCTCTTACCTTTTCATTACTAGAGGATAGAAAACTATACGAGATGGTTTAAAATTGCTTCAGGAGGTTTGTACAATGTTTTTAGCTAAATAATTTAATAAGGCACCGTATTATATTAAAATTAATGCACTAAAAAAATAATCTTATTAGACATAGAAGAAAGGAAATAGTATATGTCATTTAGTACAGAACTTATTAATCAAAGTATGAATAATATAGGCGGCCAGATCTTATTATATTTTGGTCCTCCTATAGTTATCATAGCGATCCTAGGAATAATTGTGAGTAGGTATTTTGACAGAGAGTTATTTCGACAATTATTCGCTCCAGTTGCAATATGTATAATCGTAATCTGGATATGGTTATTTATCTAAATATACTTAGTGTAAAGGCTAAAGACTGTTGAAACTGCAAAGGGCTCATAAGCGTACAGGGGTAAACTCAAATCCTATAGTTTTCATCATTTTAATCTAATATAAAACTTTCTCAATATTCATCTGTAATATATATGATAATATAAAATTATCCTTACTTTATGCGATGATTAAATCGTCCATATTTAAACAACTCTTTTTCTACATCTAGAAATAAGAGTTGTCTTTTTTTATTTTCAAAAGGACCTGCTCAATTAATTCTTAAAAACATACAGTAAAGTGAACTCGTTAAAACACATGAAATGACCTCCTAGTTTGACCTTCTTATCTAAAGGAGGGACCATTGTTATGGGATATGGTGGTAGTTGCGGCGGGGGCTGCGGTTTTGCTGGAGGATTTGCTTTACTCGTTGTACTCTTTATACTATTAATCATTATCGGATGCAGTTGCTTCTGCTAAAGAAAACTATTAGGAAAGGCACTTTTTGGTGTCTTTTCTTGTTTAATATGATATACTACTTATCATCCATGGACCTTTAGCTCAGTTGGTCAGAGCAGACGGCTCATAACCGTCCGGTCGTAGGTTCGAGTCCTACAAGGTCCATTATATTAAATGAATATAAAACTTTCTCAATATGCGTAGAACTTATATATCGTAATATATAAGTAATCCTTACTTACGATAGCAATATCGTTCAACTACAACTCTCATTTTCAGCGATAGAATGAGAGTTGCCTTTTTTCACACACATTTGATATAATATTTGTATTAACAAGTTATTAAATGCATAAAATAAAAGAAGAGATGCGCTAACATCTCTTCTAGTAACTGCTACCGCAAAGTGGATAGTTACTAAAAAATTATTTGTTCTTTTTAGAAGACCTTCCACACTTTCGACGGCGTAGGGAGGTCTTTTTACGTTTTTTGCTCATATTGCTAACCAGTTTGTTTCCAAAACCGGTAACAAGAATTGTTAAAAATACTTTCAACAAATCCTGTAGCAAAGACAGTAAATATTCCATCATAGGAGTCACCTCCTTTCCCTCTACATACAAGAGAAAGGACAGCAACTAACCACCCTACGTTATACAGTTAATCCTATTCTATCATAATTGTACAAGCTCACCAATATAAAAAAGAAGACCGCCACTAATGACGATCTCCTTTTCACAAACTACTTAGAACTTTCTGGGTATTTATAGTATATCATTATTTTCCTTGAAGAGAAATGTATTTTTATAATTAGAAATTTCACGTACTGTAATTATAAAATTTTATTCTACAGCATTAAGTCTTCTAGACAGTCCTTCTTCTCTTGCAATATTAGCAACAGCTGTATAAGAGTATCCCATTTCTTCTGCAATTTCTGTGTATGTAAACTTGTACCTTTCTGATTTGTGATGTGTTCTTTCTTGGAGCATCCGAATGATTTCTCGTCTTTGAGAATTTTTTATTTCTTCATCATGTCTTTTTACTATTAACTTTAAGTCACAAACTTCTTTATACATTTTTTCAAAATCTCTTTTTTGTTGCGCTTTAGTTGGTCGTTTAGCCATGAAAACCTCTCCTTCATAAATACAGTATTTAAGATTATTGTTTCACGTTAATGAAGAAAATATCCCTCTATGAAATAATAAAAGTTCTTGTTGTTTCCTGACGAAGACAAGGTATTCCCTCCTACCATAACGAATGTTATAACAGAGGTGATAATGATATGACAGATAAAACAGACAGCTCTCAAGCCGTATATATTAGCAAAGACGTAGCGACGATGCTAAAAATCCAAGAATCTACTTTGCGTAAGTACTGTATCATGCTCGAGGAACACGGATATCACTTTCATAAGAATGAGCACGGACATCGCGGATTTCTGGATAACGATGTTATAACACTAAGGAAGTTAATTGAAATTAAATCACACCCTGATATGACGTTAAAACAGGCTTGTAACGCAATCATGACCTGGGTTAAAGAAAAAGATATGTCAGAGGTTGATACAGATGTTATAACGAAAAAGGAGCAACATGACGAGCGATATAACGAGTTAAAAGAAATGATTCAGCAGCAGAATGAAATGCTAAAACAAATGGCTATTAAAATGGATGAACAACAACGTTACATTGATGAACGATTAGAAAGAAGAGATCAGAATCTTATGAGTGCAATAAGGGAAATCCAGGAAGAGAAACGAGTATTATTAGAAACGGCAGCGACACAAAAAAAGAAGTGGTGGCAGTTTTGGCTAAAGTAGCCCTGCTACTACTTCTTTTTTGTGTTTTAAGGGTCTAGTGGTGTTTAAGTAGTGTTTGTCGAATGGTTTCTATTGAAATTCTAGTAAACTATGGTAGAATTAAAATATAAGTAGTGGTTAAACACCACTTATTGTTAGGAGGAAGAAAGATGAGTATATCTAATATCTTAAATATCTCAAGATTTAATGGCGATTTTGGTAATAGTAATAACAATTTTATGGTGAATGGTTACTATTTTGAGATGCCAACAAACGTAGCACCTATTAGTAAACAAAAAGCGGAAACGTACTTTGTAGACTCTGTTAAAGAACCTACAGACCTTTTGAAGAAAATGTTAATTTCTACAACGATTGATGGAGAAGAACAATATTACTTAGTAGGTGAAGCAGCGGTTTCACAAACTGTATCAAACGTACATGTAAAACGTATGCATGACAAAATTAAAAGTCCAATCCCTTATGTATCATTTTTAAGTGCCGTAGCTTATTATCACGCGCTGAAAGGGAATAAGAATAGTAACGAGATTGATATTGATTACATGAGCATGATGCTACCAATTTGGCTGTTAAAACGAGAGTCTAAATTCAGCGTTGCTCAAAATAAAATGGCGGACCGTTTCTTAAAAGAGCATGTTGTAACAGTACATACACCAGGAATGGAACGCACATTAAAAGTTAATGTTAAACAAGCAAAATGTAGAATTGAATCTGAAATTGCTCGCCATGCTATCAAATATAGAATGGTTAAAAAAGATGATAACGAAAAAGCAATTGCTATTGAAAAACGTAAATCTGCTATTCGATTTGAAAACTCTAAAGTAGTTTTAGTAGATATTGGTGGTGGTTCAACGGATGCGGTAGCACTAGGGGTAGGATTAACGACTCCAACAAGCCGCGATTCTTTCAAAGTAATTGATATTAAGCCATATTTAGGTAATATTGAAGAATTCCGTACAGAAAAATTAATAGAACAATTCAGTAGCCTACGTTCATTTGAAAACTTTATTGTAAAAAATTACAACAAAAAGACATACATGCTTAAAAATGAAAATAATGGTGAAGAAACGGATTTAACAAATCAAATTACTGAAATGCTAAATGAGTATGCAGGATTACTTGTAACGCAAGTATTGAATGAATTTATTCCAGCTTCTAGCGATGAAGTATTAAAATTTGTGTACTTTGGTGGAGAAGCACCTATTTTAGATCCTTACATTAAAGCAAATCTATTAAAACATATGAGTGAAGAGGCCGCTCAAAACAATCATTTCTTCTTAAATGACATTATTGAGGAAGAAGATAACGAAGTATTCGTCCCAACAGCTCGTACAATTAATTTAAATGCTTTGGAGTTACGTAGTATTGATGAAACAAAAAAAGTAGAAGCATAAGGTGTGTTTTAAATGGAAAAACGCAAAAAGATGCAGTTAACTTGCAAAAATATGCCCGATAACGTTTATGAGATTTTAAACGAAAAGGTATCAAAGCGAAATTTAACTGAATATGTTGTTGATTTGGTGCAAAATCAAAACAAAGACCAGCAGCTTATTCGTATGCTAATGGACAAGTTAAACAGTATAGAATTTACTTTAGAGGAAATGAAGAATGGTTCTATTGTTGTGAAACCAAAAGCAGAAAAACAAGAGGAAAAAAAAGCTAACAAACCAATTTTATCAGAAGGAACGATTGTAGAAGCCGAGGTAATTGAAGGCGGAATTGATGAATCTGATAAAGAAGAAATGGATTTCTAATTAAATAAAAAGAGAACGCTCTTCCCAGCTTGCCGGCATGAAAGAGCGTTCTCTACACTTTGAAAATCTGAAAGGATGATTTAACAATGTCCAATACCCTATTCAAATTAACTACTAGTGAGCCTATTTTACCACAAACACGCAGTAAAAAGGAACTGTTCGGAACAATCCGCTCATTCTTTGCGAAAAAGTACCAGGGATTAAATGAGTGGTTTGGTATTGAAGAATGTAAATCAGACCGTATTTGGTACTATGGAACGTTATCGCTTATGTTTTTTCTTCCTGCTGCTACTTATGTTATCTCTAAATTAATATGGTCATGATAAAAAAGAGGGTGCTGTGAGCACCCTCTTTTTTAGGTAGTTAAATATGTTCTCCGTGATCAGTATAAACACCAACGTATTCGTATGCTGGTGCAGGTGGTCTTCCGTGGTCAAGAGCAACCACTCCAGTATTTCCATGTGCCTTATTTTCATAACTAGAAACATAATCTGGTCGTTGCGGTGCAGGCGGTCTACCATGATCAGCTTGTGATGTATAGGATTCTGCAAAACTTCCAATAGTTAAAACAGCAGCAAAACTAAAAAATCCTATTAGTACTTTTTTCATTTTAACGCACTTCCCTTCTGAAGTAATTCTTTAGCATCATAAGATATATTAAAATATTGGCTAGCTTTCTCATGATTACCTTCTTGATAAAGTTTTTTCGCTAAAATTCCAGAGTACTCTTCCATAAATCCATAAAGCTTTTGGGATTCGAAATAATGTAGTCCATCTTTAATAGTTGTTTCTAAACTCTGCGTATAATTTTCATCGTATTGTGCTCGAAGTATTCGGAAATGATGTGTATATTCAACATCAGCTAAATCAAAACCTTGAATCAAAAATTCCTGCGCTTTCTCAATTTCGTTTAATTTGAAATGTTCCCGAGCCAATAAGAATACAGTTTTATGGTAAGGTCTTTCAGATTTATAGACATCCATTAAATGTCGAATTGCAGTTGCGGATATACCTTGTTTTGCATAAAGAAAACCTAAGTTGTATTGAATTAAGGTAATTAGTCGAGTACAGTTATGTTTTTTAGCCATATCCAAGCACCTAACAAAAAGTTCTTCTCCTTGTTCAAACTGACTTAAAGTGACACTTGCCAATCCCAGGATTGTATCGCATTCAATTTGATTTATTACATAATCTTCATGCTTTTTGTATACGTCTTTTGCTTTCATGACATGCTTAATTGTTAATAAGGGTTGTTGAAGATGGTAATATAGTTCACCAAGTTTATAATTAAATTCAGCTTTTTCAATGTCATTAGGAATATACTCTAAAAGTCGTTCAGCTTCTTCGAATTGTTCCATAGCTTCCATATAGTTAGCAATCATGGTGTTATGCACAGCTTTATAGAAATGGTAGTAGTATTTTAAATACTCATCAATAGTTTTTGTTGTAAGTTTTTCAACTGCATCAAAATCACTACGAGTTACATATGATTTATTTATTAACACTTTATAACTATAATCCAATAGAGAGTAATACAATAAGAGATTTTGATCTTGTAGATCTCGGTTTTGTTCGACCATTAAGACACTAATCTTTTCATCAACTTCTTCTTTCATTCTTGTCGCTTTTGTTATTTGTTTAGATAAAATAACTTTATACCATTCATTTAATAGTCTAGTTACTTTTTCATTATTCAGAATTATCATATCACAATCTCCTTTATTTAGTTTATATAAAATCAATCATAACAAAGTTTAATTGTAATAAGTTGTAAAAAACAATTTTATAAATAATATTCAGAATATTAAATTTAATTTTTATCAATTGACGTAAAAATATCGGTAAATCGTTAGATTGTAAAAATAAAATTATTTATATAAAAATCATTATAAACCCAGTAAGGATATAGATTTAAGAAGGGGTGTCGAATTGTTTTGTAAATATTTTTATCTGAAAATTGTTTATTTTAAGATTTTTGTAAGTTAGTATCGGAAGTGTGCTAGAAAATACCGGTAAAATAGCATAATTTTTTCAAATGAATGGAGATGTTATTATGGGTTATAAAAACTTATTAAAGAAAAAGGCAATCCCAATGTTACTAGTGGGTGGTATGTTAGCTAGTACTGGATGGGGCGCAGGTAATGTGTATGCAGATTCACCTAAAGCACCTGAATCTACTAATTCACCAGCAAAATTTGCAGGTGTGACATCCCCTTTGGATACTTCAAATTCAGACTTTGAAGTATTATACAGTGAAACAGTAAAATTTGATGAAAACGAAAACGTTATAAATAGGGAGGTTTCAGGAACTGAGACCCGCACAAGTAATGTACAAGGAGTAATTATTAATGATGGTAGCTTCAACTGGAAACACGCTAGTAGCAAAGATTCAAGCAATAGAATTAATAAAGACAGTTATAATGTAGGACTTATTTTAGTAAATGGATTATCTTCGTATATTCCTTGGAAACCAGTACAGGTTACAGCGCAAGTAGTTGCAAGTGGATTAATGTATTTTAATCAACCTTCTATTACGTATTACCATACGGAGGCGTATAGAGATCTTGATGCTGTTAACAATTATGTAAAAACAGTAACTGATACAATTAAAAACGGTAAGAAAGTATATACAGATACAAAGGTTATGAAATATACAAAATAAAAAGAAAGCCGAACTAGACTATTTATCTAGTTCGGCTTTCTTTTTATATAGACGATTTATTAAATCAATAATCCAGGAATTAATAATAACTACTGTAAAAATCACAAACAAAGCTACAATATTTTCATTAGAAGCAATATAGGGTATAAACGTACTTCGCACAATAAAAAATATAATTAGAGCGAATGCAATTGCCCAAATAAATTTCAACACTAATTCACCCCCCTTCTTTTAAAATACAAAAGTAATTTCAAAATATAACTATTCTGTTTTAAAAATAAGATTCCTTTTAGTAAGTATTTAAGAAATATAAAAAGGGAGTCTACCGAATTGATAAAGTTTTTTATTTCACATATTCCTGTTTTAATTATCCGGAATTTATTTTTATGTTAGAACGGCATAAAAAAAGTAACCCTTAGATCTAGGGTTACTTTCTCATTTGCTCTTTGCTTTTTATAATATCTTCTTTGAAATACAATCGATCTCGTGACATTTCTTTAATTGGTTTCACTTTTTCTTTCTGCACCATTACATTTAAGTTTTGGCGTGAACAACCTAAAATTTCTAATGCTTCCGAAGTATTCACGATTTCATTTTGAATAAAACGAATTAAGTCGTCTTTGGTTTCAAATTTATACATTCTTTTTCTCCTGCTTTTCCTTGATATAGGTAGTTACTAAATTAAACACCATCATTACCAATGCAAGTATACACAGTACGATGAAGATGTAATCTAATGTTTGTAAATTGTTGTAATCAATTTGATACAAGATGTATCCTAAAATCACAAGAATTGGTATGTTGCTAAAAATGACTTTTTTCATAATATATAGTGTCATGTGATATAATCTTAGGTACAAGAGAGGTTTCCCTCTCTTGCGGTGTCTTACTCAGAGTCGTTTTCTTGGCGGGAGCGACTCTTTTGTTTTTCTTCCTTGATTTTGTAGTAAATATCAATTGTGTTTTTAACACCGGAAGAAAGTTGAGAGTAAATTGTTATGAACGCTGTTATCGTTCCTAAGATTATCATCCAATCCACTTTGTTCACCTCCTTTTCTTTATACTCTTATTATAGCATTTTATTTGACTCACGTCAAATAAATATAGGCTAAATTATAGAAAAAACTCCATTTTTTTACGTAAAATAAACAAAAAAAGGGTATGCCCAAGTTTGGACATACCCTTTTCTCTACTTTACATACACATAGGCTTCATTTGCAGTTACATAGTATGTTGTACCTTTACTGTTGTGCACCTTGTATTGTGGTGAACCATTAACAGATACTTTAGCATCAATAGTAAATCTAAGCCCTTCATCTACTGTTCCTGCTACATCTTTATCAGACCAAGAAGCAGAGTCATAGAAACGAAGGTCGTCCACTTTAGAAACAACACGTTTTCCTACTACAGAACTTGAAGTATTAGTTTGTTCCCCTTCATATCGAATGTAAGAAGGGTTGTTATAAATCCATTGGTTACCACCAAGATTTAACCAATCACCTTGTTTTCCCCATACTTGATATGATTCCCCTTTATTTAATTGACGGATAGTACCATGATTTGTTGATGGTCCACTTCTTAGGTTTACGTTAAATCCATCAATGTAAGCTACTCCTGTTGCGCCTACAACGTTTTGAGATGGTTCTTGTGGTTTTGGTTTAACTGTAACTGTTGCGCCTTCATACGCCTTTTGTACGTCTGCTCTGAATTGTGATTCTGATACACCATGACTGCGAAGATAATTAATCGGATCTTCGTGGTCAGTTCCACCTAATTTGTAAGTAATATCTTTATGTGTCCATAAACCTTTGCTTGGATGAATCCCTCTATCTTTTAAAATCTTAGCTAATAGTTTTACATAACGTTCGTAAGAAGATTTAAATTTATCTGGGTTGCTAGTTTCAGAAAGTTCTACGTGAACAAATCTTTTATTTGCAGCTGGTCCAGCACCATAAGCAACATATTTAGTATCAGCAATTTGAATTGTTTCGTTCCAATCTGTTGCATAATGTACAAATGCATTTCTCCATGTTCTAGCTTCGTAATTTCTAATATTAATTGCTGGTGCTTCTGGTGTTGCAGTACTATGTGCTACAACGCCCTCATAAGCGCCCACACCGTAGCGATATGCTTGTTTCGGTAAGTCTTGGATGATTAGTAATCTATCGGCAAATGAAGCCGTAGCAAACGAAAATAAGAGTAATAGAGTCATAAATAATGAGCTAAATAGTTTAATTGGTTTTTTCATTGTGTATTTTCTCCTTTTTGCCAAACAAAAAGAGCACCGTCTTTTGACAATGCTCTCCTTATGTAAGGCGTGTATTTTTTATTTGGTATTATGTTTTTCTTTTCGTGCATCACTTCTTTGGATTTTTGCTTGAATTTCGGATGCTAAACTTTCTAATAACCATGCTGGAATCCATTTTTCCCAGCCAATTCGTGCACAGTTTGCTGCGAAACTATTAAAAATGTGATAACTCAATCCACCGACTACCATGAAGAAAAAGAAATCAGGTAGTTTAAGAGCAATATCAAATAAATGTGCAAGGGCTGGTAATGATAAAAGCACCACGGTTCTCGTGATGCCCTCAATTCCATATTGTGATGAATATGTTCCGTCTAGTTTTGAAGCTTTACTACCAGTAATCCAGTCGAGCATGATAATCCAGCAGTAAATCGATATCCAAATTAAATTAGCTTTGCCGTATAACAAATTTATTATTGTTCCTAATCCACCGCCTATAGCACCCCCTACTTTAAATTGAGTACTTGTAATAACATCGCTTATATTCAATGCCTTGATGAGTTCGTGAATTCTTTCCAAGTTCTCACCTCCTTTTAGAATTTGATCAAAATAAAAAAGCCTGCTGCTGCACGCTTATTTTTTTACTTGTGTAATAAATGAATATTGAAATAAATTGGTTCAAAAGCTAAATAATTCACATCTTTTGTGATTTTTACAAAAAAATCTTTACTACTTCCAGCATCTAAGGTTTCAATGGCTAGTTCATCAGAATAATTGAAACCATCTAACGAAATAAGCGTCCAGGTGTAACCGACTTTCTCCATGTATTGTTGAATGGATAGTTTTATATTTGTAGCAGCACCGATGTTATCATTTACGATTGTCATTTTTACAATACGCTCATTATTAACCATGTAACCTAAATTCGTTGAATCCGTTGTATTTAATTCTGCGCTATCCATTTTGATTTGTAGGGATGAACCCATACAATACATATCCCCACCATAGAAGGTAGCTCGTTTCTTTGCTAACAGTTCGTTTTCTTCATCATATATTTCTATAATTCCCTCAAACTCTAAAGAAGGAAGTAGAATATCGATGCCTGTATGAGCTGCAGCTACGATGTTAGTAGAAAGGATATTATCTGCAGTATCTTTTAATACAACCTTATAATTTTCATATAGTTGGCGCAGACGTAACATATTGCTTGTTGTCATAATAATTTTATTTATATCTAGCGGTACAAATCCCTCTGCATTTCCTCTTTTTAAAACAACACCAATTCTTTTTGCTGCTAATGAATCGTTATCCGCATAATCAAAAAATGTATCTGTCTTTGTGTAAAAGTCCCATTGATCTTCCTTACATATCGCCATCCACTCTTTATTGCTTTGTGAACTATTAGAAGAATAGGATTCAAGAAACTCAACTTTATTCTTTTCGTTTTGATAAATCAGTAAGCCGCCTGCATCTCCTTCTTTTGCAGGAGAATAATCCGCAATAACTTGGATTGCAAAGTTACTTTGTGGTTTATCGATTAAAAGCATAACGTCTTTATCTGTAGAATGATTCATACGTAAGAATCCTTTTTTAACAGCATTGTTAAATGAATTTGATGGTGACATAAGCCATTTTGGATTTACGGAATCAAAATCATCTACAAATAGTTTTCCGCTTTCTTTTTCGTATAAGGATACTTTTGTTTTTTTATTTAAGTCTTGTGAAATCAATTCGCCGTTCTGAATATCGACAGCATCTAAATGCAATGCATCTGTACTAATAGTGACAGTATGAACTCCAGTTGGGAGATTTAATTTCTCAAACTGAATACATTGGTACAATAATGTAGTTTGATACATTTGAAAAGTTCCTGCTTGTACACCATCTATAGTAACTTGAGTCAGTTTATCTTTAAAATCTACATTGTTTGAATTAGCCCCTATTAATCTTAAACCAGTACCTGTAAATGTAAATTGAATTTGATGTTGTCCCGGTTTGTTATGAGGTCTTATGTGAGCGGAGCTATTGTAGTACGCAGGTGTGCCGTTTTGATACACCACCCAATAATCGCCTATATACTTAATGCTTTTATCTAAATCATCAAATCTATTCCATCCCGTTTCAGGTTGTAGAAGAGCATCTCCAACTTTAGCACCTAAATCTGCGTAATCAATAGCAGCTAAAAATGTATAAGTAATTCCAGGTGCCCCGGAAGCATATCCATTTGTAGTTACTTTAACGTTATGTTCACCCTTAATTAAATCAAGTTTCTCAAATACGACAAGAGAGTAGCCGGCAGAATATGCAGGAACTGAACCAGGATATCTAATACCGTCTATTGTCACTTCAATATTGTATGCATGAGTTGTAAAATTTTTTAATAATATACGCACTGCATTCCCTGTAAACTTAAAATAAAATGAACGACCTAATGTATCACCAACATACCAGGCGCTATTCTGCTCTAATCTGTTAGTATCACCTACTGCACGCCATTTATCTCCTGTAATATTGTTGGTTAGGTCTACATTTGAAAAAAACTTACCTGGTTTAGCATTTTCTAAAGTGCAATATTCACGAGCCCACCCTGGTTCTGGTTGCAATAGGTTTTTTCCTAATTGGCTTTCCATTGTAACACCTTCTCTTTATCTTGTTTTTTTCCAGTTTGAATTTGTCCACCAAGATTGACGACTATGTCGCAGCCATAACTTCGGATCATCATTTTCCTTTTCGATGATTATTAATTCATCTGGTTTTTCTGTATCTAGTACTCTCTCCATTTTGAATAGTTCATTATCTTCTAGAACTGATTCCCGTTCTGGTATACGTTCAAACCGTTCATATTCCTCTGTGACGCTTTCTAATTGACATTCCCTATCAAATGTATCAACTTCGTTAGTCACTGCGTCTGCAATAGCCTGTCGCTCTAATAATTCTTGTTCACTAACGATTGCATATTGTTCAGATTCCCTTGCTGCATCTACAGTTTCAATTACATTTGTATCTGTTGTTATAACTTCTTTATCGGCTGGTGTTATATCAGAGATAATTCCGCCTTCAAATTCACGTATACCGGTAAAGGCTTCTTGCTCTGCAATAAGAGCTTGTTCTGTATCCTGTTTATAAGAAATATCTAATGATATATGTTCAGTATCTAAGATAACTGGAACGATGTCAGAAGCCACTTCTTCAATTACTGCAGTTGTATGTTCTTTTATTGCTTTTTCAGATTCAATTGTTTGATTTAGCTGCATTTGCATCACATTTAATGATTTAGATGAATTATTAAAAAAGGTAATACGTGTTTCTAGTTCTTTTTGAACACGGCCAAACAAATCGAATTCTGGAAGATATACGGGAATACCAAGGCCCTCAAATAAATCAAACTCTTCTATGTTAGCTTGAAATTCTTTTTCTGTTTTATTGGCAACTTCATCAGTATCTACATGGGTAATAATTAAGCGTTCTTTTAATCCGAATGAAGAAATTTCATCTACATGTGTAAGCACTGCAGTATCTTCTTTATCTGCTTGATCCAGTTCAACTACAGTTGCTTGCAACTCATTTTTCACTTCTGCAAAAGTAACGTCTGGCGATACGCCTTGTAATTCTTTTAAGATACGATGAGAATAATCTGCAGTAGAAATACCAGCATTTATTTCATGTAACCTCTCTGTTTCTTCTACGACAATTGTCTGTATCTTGAATATATTTTGCGATTTATTTGCATCGTCAGTTCCGGAAATATCTTTAACAGATAATACCCGTGAAGCATTTTTAACTTCTTGTCCTATCTCTACAGCTGCAGTAAATACATTTTCTTTATTTGCGAATTCTTGTTGATCGGTATAAACAGAATCAAGTGTTTCTACGATACGTTCAAATGCGTGTGTTGTATCTACATTTGCATACTGTTCTTTTGTTCCTGTAAATGATGCAGATTCGTTTCTTTCAGAATCAAATACATTTATTTTCTTGTTTACTTCGTCACTTGCAATAACATCTGCAGCAAGTTCCTTTGTTCGAATAGAGTAATCCAGGTTAATTTGCTCTACATCTATGTCACGAATTAAATACGCGCTTTCTATATTTTCATAAGGGAGCAGGTTCACGCTTTCTATTTCTTCTAAGCGGTCCGATTCATATTGTGTGGCAATAGATGTTTCAATGTCTCTTTGCATACGAGCAAATAAATCATAATCCGGAAGATAAACCGGTATACCCATACCATTGAATAAATCAAATTCTTCTATGATTCCTTTGACTTCTCGCTCTTTTGTACCAAATTCGAATTGTGCCGGAGCATGAAGAAGTAGTTCTTTTTGCTGTATATCACCAGTTTCATTTTCGACAATAGATACAGGGTATATATTTGGAACTGCAGTAGATAAAGTAACTTCTGCATGTGTAGCTTTTAGCTCCCTGGTAACAATATCGCTCGTTTCATTATGCATTGATACAGCTTCATAATCCGTTGTAACTCTGTCGGCCATAAGGTCATTATAAAAACCCTCACCGTATACAATACGTGCAACATTTATCCATTCTGGTAATACTTCCACACCTGCAGCGAATTCACGTAGCTTACCTTTTAGTAAATCCTGCTGTATGATCGGCGCAAATTCATATTCATTCGTTATAAGATTTGTTACATCAGAAGCGTGTACCATTGCTTCTATCTCGCTTGGTTTTTCGCTCTCTACCCCTTCGATATGGTTTATATCGAAAATTCGTCTATGTTGTGTTGATTCTTCTGCTGAAATTAGTTGAACAGAAATACTGTCCATTCGTTGCGAATGCTGCATTTCAATGTTGGCCACATTTATATTTCGATTTATATCAGAATCAGTTGTATTTGAAATGTAGGCTTCTACCTCTATTTGTCGCAATGCATTCTCTACAACATCTGTTAAAATCCCTTTTGCTCTTACTTTTGTAGCGGTTACTCCTGCGTTATCTTCTTTAACAGCCTTATATCTCGCATAAGGAGCAATGCAAATTGGATAATCAACATCATTTTTGTTTTCTGTATTCGCTGGTGTAATAGAAAAAGAATAAACTTTTTCATTCCGATCCGGTCCAGAACCAACGACAACAACATGACTTTTTTCTTTGGTACATATAGAAGGAGAAGCAATAGAATAAACTTTTTCACTCATTCTTCTGCTACCCCCTTATGCTTAAATATCTTCTTTGTAGATCGCTAAACCAATTGGATTAAATGGTGTTGCTTTCGCTTGTGTCATAGGGCATACGGGCGTTGTCGGTAATGTGTAACGATATAATTGAGCCATTTCATAAGCACCTGTGATTTCAGAACCAATAACCGGCGCTTCGTTAAATGTAACGGTCTTATCGTCTGCATTGTATACATAATCTGTTTTTTCTACTTCTTTACATGAAATGAATAATCTTAACGTTTCGCCTTTTGGCTTATGTTCTAGATGAAATACTTTACGGTGTCCGTCACCTTGTCCGAGTACTTCATCTACGACTGTTTTTTCAATTTCTAGTTCGTCGGCTTGCTGGATATTCTTTGGATGAACTGCATAAACATCATCTAGTTTTCCAACATATCCATCGTTTGGATGAACAATATAAATTTGAGATAAATGATATTTACCACTATAAACCGATGGGTTAAAGCGTCCTTGTCCACTATCTACTGACATATCATGAGTAATGAAAGCTAAATAATGGTGTTGGTACATGGCTCCTGTGCTTGATTGTGATAATTGAACCGTTTCGTTTCCGTTTGATGTATCAGAACCGTAATCAAGTGGCGCATTACCAATTTTCTTATTTGGTGAATAAACAAATTGGTCGCCTGGTCTGCAGCCGCTTAGAATAATCATGTTTTTTCTTGGTGCAACATCGAATGTATATAATTTTCCGATATACAGCGGAACAAATAATGCACGAACTGGATTTGGTGTTGGATCGACACGCATAAACATAATTAAGCGGTCCTTGTTTGCGTTCCCATACAGATAAACAACAGAGTCGCGATTTAATTCTTTAGAGAAACGCTGCTCCGGTGTAAAACTAATTGATGTATAAGGGGATGGGTTCACAAAATTAATCGTAGAATATACTTCGCCCATAATACTTTCCATCTTTTGTACATCGAAACTTGTTTTTGCCGTTAATGTATCCAGTGTTCCGTCTTCTTTTGGTAATAAGAAATAAATACCGCTAATCTTAATTGTTGTATCTGCTGCAGGTGCGGTTTTAAATACAATTTCCGTTTCAGTGAACGAATACTCGCTAGGATCAACAATAGTATTATCCTTGTAAACTACGGTCCTACTTTCGTCAAAGTTAGGGAATGGCAATGCGAAGTTATTTTTCGTTCCATTTCCTTTTCCCAATTCCCCTAATTTATCACCGGAAAGGATCTCTTTTTCAATAAAGTATCGATTGAAAGTAAATAGCAGCATGTCATTGTTTGGCTCATATGTGTTGGTAGCTAATCTATATTCGCATGTTACTTTATCGCCTTTTGCAATAGCGGTAGTAAATGTTACTTTTCCTGTAGTTGCATCCACCTTATATTTACTCTTTTCTTGCTCAAACCCATTTATATATACAATGACAGAAGGGCCAAGAACAGGAGAAACAGGGATAGAGAAGTCTTTCTTTACTCCATCCCCCATCCCTAATTTACCTAGTGGAGAATCTGCAGAAATAAACCGGCTATCAGTGAAATCAGAATCAGCAGTGTCATACGCATTTGCTATACCGAATCTTCTACGTTCTCCATCGCTTCCTAACGATTCAAACAACCTTACATCAATAAATTTTGAAATGCCGCTCTTGATTTGGAAAAATAACGTTCGTTTCCAACCGTTATCAGCAAATAGTTTTTCTAATTCTTGCGGTAATGTTTGTAAATATACAACTTTATCAAACCACATATATGTACACTCCTTTATACTGTTTTCTCAAAAATACCTAATCCAGCAGGACGATATGCCGTAGCAGGTCTTTTTGTAATTGGTGAAATAGCATCTACATTAAAGAATTTGTAAATGTCGTGTGAATCTGGACAAGTATTCTTTCTAACTTTTAATCTATCGCCATTTAATAAACCTAGTGGAGATAACAGAATCATATAAGGTAAATACCCACGGACACCTTCGTCCGGATGAACAATATAAGCACGAGAAGTATGTACTTTATTGCTATAAACAGACGGGTTAAATTGATATTTGTATTCGTCATTATCTTGTGACTGCCATGCTAGTGAATATTGACCGCCATCTTTACCAACGCGATCTGGTGGCATTGCATTAGGCGCTACATTCCAAGCAATAAAATGAGCCTGGTACCTTGCTCCTAATCTTGAACGTTTAATAATCACGTTATCAATACCATTACCAGGGGAACGTGGATAAGACTTCATGACAGGCATGTAGTTTTCTACATTTCTATATGGTTTCGTATCGTTAAAATCGAATTTATGTGATGCTGCTTCGTTCCCGGTATCAAATGCGGTTCCTGCCCATAATGCATCCCCTAATGTATCATCGTTAGCGTAACTTTCTAATTGGCCCATATAAAGCGGAGTAACTGGAACTACATTGTTTTCAAAAGCTGGTGTATTATCTGCTTGTATTAATAAAACAACGCGACTTTCATCAACTTGGCCATTAATTCGCACTAATGAATCTGGCCACCAATTTGTTTGAGCATCGACACCTTGGATATTCGTATTTCGCAATGTTACTTTCACCCAAGGAGACATCATGACTTGTGTCTCTGCTTCATCATAAGAGTAAACTTTATATGTACCGCCACCACTTGGACTTACTTTTGTAGTAACTGTTATCTTAGTTAATTCCACATCTAATAATATTTTTTCAAATTTATTAGATTCATAAGGAAGAACAAGTATACCTTCATCAACAACGCTTGGTTCTTTTTCAATCATGTAAACATAAAAACAAGAACGATCCCTACCGCTTTCTAGACGTTTTTTACCGTCTTCGGCAAAAGCTTTCTTTCCTTCTTCATTTGTGAAGTTGTATTTAATCTCTGACTTTTTAAGTGACCATTTTGAAATTTGAGCAATTCCATAAATAGAACCACTATTGTTCTTTACTAGCATGTGCTTACTCATGCCGAATTCAAATTTTGTATCATCGTCGGATTTTACGTCTAAATCCGGATAAACGGCTCTGAAAAACGATTTAACTTTCTTCCATCCGTTATCGATTACCAATTTGACAATGTCGTCTTGGAATTCGCCTTCTGTATACATTTTTTCAACGTATGCCATCTATTTCACGCTCCTAATCTCTTAATAGTTGGTAATTAAGCCATATAGCTTTTTTCTCTGCAGATACATTGTGGTATTCAAACTTTAGTTCTGCATTAGTAGGTATAGGTTTTACAATGGAGAAATTAAATCCCTCCGGCACATCTTTTACATAAACCTCTTTAAATACTTGTTGGCCATTAATAAATAAATTCCAATAATCCGTATCACTGTAATGTGAAGCAGCAACAGAAAAGGCAATCATTTCTGTTTCGAATGGCAATGAAAACTTATCTACATGAATTTCATCATGTATACCAACTCTTCGCCCTTGTATGAATGGCTCTGTTTTTGTCGGGAAGTAAGGTGCGTCGAATCTTCCACCAGCCATATAGGTAACAGCAAAGCTCATCAATACGCCCCCTTATCTTAAAAAGTGCAATTCAAACCAAACTGTTTTATCAAGAATTCCTTGGTTATGGAATCGAAATACAATTGTGTCTCCTGCTTTAACTGCTTTATAAACCATAAAGTGCATCCCTTCCGGAAGCCGCTTTGTATAAATATCTTGGCAAACGATTTGCCCGTTTACGATTAAATCCCATTTATCATCTAATTCGTAAATGGAAGAACTAACACTAATTGCGTAAATCTCCATATCTGCAGGTAATGTATATTTCAATTCATCCGTTTTAAATGATGTGGAATCCATAATGAAACCAGGTATGAATGGTTCTGTTTTAGTCGGATGAAAAGGTGGATCTAATCGGCCACCGGCTAAATAGGTTGTTTCAAACAAGAGCAATCACCCTTTTTCTTGTATTAAAAAATTCCCGTGCATCATTACGACACATCGGGAATTGGTAAATCAGATAGTATACCGTTACCTTTATTAAGAAGTCTCGGCTGCACACGCTCTAATTGCTTTTGTGCATTGTATATTAATTGTATCTCCATCTCTTTTCCGGTTACTTTATGAGAGATAAGAACCTTTTCTAGCATATCTTGTGAATTAAAGGCTAAATCATAGTGTAAATATTTATCTCCATCAACTGCAGACAAACGAGCACCATCACGAATGAGGGTGTAACCTTCTGTCATACCTTCTTTAAATACATCGTTTGGGTCATTACCAGGCATTGGTTTACCACCGGTATATATTTGCCTGTCAATTAATCCTTTCATCAAATACATGATTGGATCATATAAATTTTTTTGCATTATCATAGAATCACCCCTAGTTCACGCGCGTAACAGACCATGTTTTGGCTGGACGCTGGATATAATAGTGATTTGCATCTTGATTTACCCGAGGAAATGATAAATCTGGTAAAGAACCATAATCAAATAAGATATTATTCTGCGTATCCAGTACTTGCAAACGTCCTGTAAGAATCCCTTTTGGGTTTCGTACTGCTTCAAATACGATAATATTCACGCCATATTCAAGTGGAATATCTACATATGTCGGATTGTTTCGGATGAAATAATTCTCTTCGATTAATTTATCATTACAGTAAATATTTAATAAATCGCCATCCTCTAAATCCCAATCCCAAAGTTTTAAACGTAATGTATCTACATTTACTGTAATACCGGTTATATCTGTATAAGGAGCAGGTTCATACCCATAGTTAACAGTTAAATCTAAAGTTTGATAGAATCCATCGTCTGCAGAAATCATTGTATTAATCCCTTTAACAAAGTAATTCCACTGTTGACCGGAATCTCTATTGTAAACAGAAATAACATCAAATAATTGAATCCTCGGGTCACCAACTACTGCTACTGTTAATGTTCTGAACTTCTGAATTGCTTTTAAATGATAAGCTGCAGCAACTGCTCTTCTTGCAAAGAACGTTGTCGCCCAGGGAACTTCTATCATTTCCTCTCGTAAATCACCCTGCGATACATTTTTTAATAGAAACGAATTAAGAAATCCGTTTGCGTAATCTCCACATTTAACAACAATGCTGTTACTTATATCCTGGTCAGTTAGCTGCATATCTAAAGAGATAAGGTTTTCGCCTTCTCTAAAACTAAACTTTGCAGGTTCGTTAATTGCATAGTCTGGCATTTTCATAAATGTACAACTTCCGTCTGGTTCGTGTTTAATATAGTGGAATGTTGTATCTATAATATCGCGAACAATTTCATCCCATTTTTGAAATCTCTTACCGGTTGCTCCTTCTACAATCCAGCTTTGATTGGTTCCAGGAATATTTACTCTGTTACCGTGAAGAACAACCCCAGCTTTTTGAAAGAAGAACTTCACAACATCATAGACATTACCGGTAGGTGCAACAATTTCATCTGATCCAGGTGTTGGGATTACTGATTTATGTAAAACCTTCTTATAGGATGTAGTACAGGTAACTGAAATCGTGCCGCTTTCGGCATTTACCTTCACATCAGATACAAAACCATGTATATAAGGTAATGCTTCCTCACCGTAGCCAATAGACACTTTAAATTCAGTCTGCGGATATAGCTGGTTTGTATTTGTTACCTCACTGTTATAAAACCATTCTGAAATAGAAGAGAACTTACCATACCAGTTATCAGGAGCCATTTGGCCGTATTCATTCGCAAAGGTAATAGTAAATGTACTAGCAAACTGATCTGCGTTCTCCTGCACTTCTAAGCCTATTACACGGTGTTGTATTTGTACGTAAGAAGAAGAGTCTCTTCTTTTCATATAAACAATTAAATTAGGGGAGTTATTCCCAACCTGGAAATAGCTCCCCAACATTCTAATTAAAGAAATAGATCCTTCTCTCACATTCCATCAACTCCTACTCCTGCTTGTGACATGGATATTAATTTGCATTTTGCTATGACTAGCGTTCCTTTTCGTATTGCATCTACTTCATTCGGCGGAATAATACCCCCATAGGTACCATAATCACCTGTAATAATATGAGGGCGATATATTTCCCTCATGAAATCACGCCAATGACTGATTTCATTGAATAAAGCCGTGAATTCTACTTCGCAGCCTTTATTCCCCGAACTCTGGTAACGAGGATATCCGTGCATGACATTATAAGTTTTTAATCCATCTAGTGATTTCGGTAATTTTGTTTGTTCAATTTTTTCGATATTAGGTACATGCCCAAAAGCATAGTAATGTACGTCGCGTATATATGCTACATCAGAGGAACCATAACCGATTGTTGTAAATTCAATCGTTTGTGGACCTGCACCTACAAAGATTTCTCTCGCTTCCCAATCATAAGGACCTCGTGCTCTGAATCTCTCAATCCCATTAACCCGAACAACAAAGTATTTATTCGGCAGCATTCCATCAGAACCAATAGGAACCAGGGACAAAAACGAAAAGTTATATGTCCCTGGCCATGAGAAATCAATGGTATATCTTATTGTGTCTTTTAACTCTGCAGCTTTTCCTAAAAGATGGTATGAACCAGCTCTTCTATGCAATGTTTTTAATATACTCATACATTTCGCACCGCCATTCCCATTAGATCATCAGCAACTACGTTTTGTAGCAGCTTTCTCATTTTTACAAAGTCGTCTGCAGATTGTAGTTTTTCAACAGAGACTTTAAATGTAGCATTTTGAATTGATACGCCATTATCTGTTTTCTTCTCAACGTGGGTTTGTCCAGCAAATGGATGTGCAGTTTTACCGATTAGATCAGCAGAACGCGCTCCCATTTGTCCAATTTGATTAGATACATCGGTTACTAGTTTCATTGGTTTAGGTGGAACAACAGCTTTATTTAATAGTTCAGAAGCTTTGTCTACTGCAGGAATCATTTGTTCCATCCCGACACCAAGACCTTCTGTAATATAGCCCCCATATTCCATCATTAACCGGGATGGGCTTCGGATACCAAAGAATCTTAATACCGCTTTAGGTATTCCTGAAACTACGCCTTTCGCTTTTTTTACAAGCCAATCAGCCATTCCGACCATACCTTCACCAATACCGGCAATAATATCTTTTCCCCAGCTTACTGCATCTTTTGCTACATTTTTTACTATAGAACCAACTTTACTGAATACATCCTTTACAGTATCTACAACCCCTGTAAATGCACCAGTGATCGCTTTCTTTATAGTTTTAAAGTTACTAACAATAAATTCTTTTATACCGCCAACAACATCGGTTATTGTGTTATATAATTTGATGAAATTAGTAATTACAAACCCAACAAATTCACGTACTGCACTAATGATTATGAACTTAATAAAGTTCCAAGCTGATTGAATCACATTTTTAATTGTGTTCATAACGCTGGAAATTGTATCTTTAATAGATTCCCAAGAAGATTTCACAAAATCTTTTAAGAATTTTAATACTGTAGTAAAGGTTGATTTAATTGCGTCCCAGGCTTTTTTTACAATATCCTTAATCGTATTAAAAACACTGGAAATTGTATTTTTCATTTTTTCGAATTCGGTTTTTACGTACTGCTTTATTAAAGCTAAAGCTAAAGCTATAGAGAAAATTCTTTTAATAATATTCCATCCAGTGTTAAATATATTTTTCCAAGTGTTAACAGCTTTTTGGACACTATTCTTAATGAACTTCCATGTACCTTCTACAATTTTTTTCAAACCGCTTAATGCTAGATTAAAAACAAATTTAATAGCATTCCATCCAAATTCGAATATGTTTTTCCAAATTTTAATATTGTATTCAATTCGTTGTTTTATATATTTCCAAGCGTCTTCTAAGACTTTACCCAAAAACGATGAAGCAGATTTGAAAAGTTTTTTTGTACCATTCCAAAATCCAGAGAAGAACTTACCTAAACCATTCCAAGCCTTTTTTGCACCTTTTACGGTTGCGTCCCAAGCTTTAGAACAGACATCACCAATCCATTTAACTGCTTGTTTGGTGTATTTAACGATGTCATCCCAATTTTTATAGATTAGATATACTAATCCTACAATTGCTAGTATGGCGATTGTCCAAGGATTCATCAGTAAGGTCATCATGGATCTGCCCAACAGCGCTAGAGCTCTCCCGATTCCACCAAACATACCTATAAGTTTAGGGCCGACTTTAAGAATGCCGGTAAATAGCATTGGTACTTTTGTTAATACTGGTATAAGGAATCTAAACGAACCAACAAATGCACCAACTCCACTTGTCATAAAGCCCATCATGGCAACTAATGGACCTAAGACAGCAACCATACCTAAAATTGCTACAATACCAATTTGAATTGGCTTAGGAATAGAACTAAATGCTTTTGCAGCAACTTCTACTGCTTTAATGATTGGAGGAAGTGCCACTTCTGCAATATCTAGAATGGCTTGTCCTAACGGTTCTAATGATGCCATTGTGGTACGAGCAAGTTTCTGCCAACGAACACCAAAAGCTTCTTGCTGTGTTTTCTGCATTTTTTTCATGCTGCCATCAACGTTTTGTAATGCACCATCGGCATTATTTAGCCCTAATACAGCATCTGCACCCATGTCTTCCCATTTTGTACCGAATACAGCAACACCAAGTTGGTTTGCTTTTACTTTATCGTCCATCTTACCTAAGTCACCTAAGACGGCATTAAATACATCTGCAGAAGTTCCTTTACCTTTATTGAAATTGTCCCAAACTTTTTGAGTTTCTGGACTCATCTCTGCAAAGGCTTCAGTCACCCCTTTTGATCCATCTTGCACACGAATACCGAACTCTTTCACAAGGTCGTTTATGTAATCGAGATTGTATGAACCATCTTGCGTTCCATTTGCCATAATGGTAAACATCTCTTCTGCAGAAAACCCTGCTTGTTTAAATAAAGGCGCGTATTCGGAAATGTTATCAAACATTTCATTTGAGAAGTTTAAGCCTGCTTGTCCACCAGAAGCTAAAAGGTCAAATGTCTCTTTTGCATCTAAACCGAACTGATTCATAAGCTGTCCGGCCCCTCGTGTAACCTCATTAACATCCGTGTCAAAAGTTTTTGCAAGAGTCATAGCGTTCTGCGTAGCTCCCTGCATTTCATCGAAAGAAAGATTCTTCATGTTTTGACTTACTTGTATTACGGCTTCGTCAACTTCTTGAATACTTTCTCCAAATCCATCTTTCCAGGTATCTTTTGCAACATTACCAAGCTCTTTTGTAGCTTCTTTTGATAAACCAAGTGTAGATTCTAGCTTTCTATTAGACGCATCAAAATCAGACGCTACTTTTACAGCAGCTGCACCAATACCAGCTAAAGGTAATGAAACACCTGCAGTCATATTTGCGCCTGTTTCTTGCATCTTGCTACCTACATGGCTAATTGATTCCCCTGCTTTTTGAAACTTATCATGCATTCCATTTGCAGTTTTTTGTACACGATCTTCGAATTGTTGTAAATCTTTATAAGCGCCTTCTGCTTTAATACCAATCGTTCCGAACAGTTGGAACATTTCAGCTAACATTTACGCACCCCCTTTCACGGGGCCGATAACCATTTTATTCTTCATCGTCTTCTTGGAAGTGAGCCATGATTTGAGCAACATGCGCTTCACACTCTTCTTTCGTCCATACTTCACCCATTTCATAAGATGATTCTTTATCGTCCTGGTTGTCAGTTAGTCCAAAAGCTTGAAGATAATCATTAAAAGTAGTACCTTCTTCAAGTTGACGAGTTTGAAAGCCAATGAACGCCATCTTCTTCCACTCATTTAGTTCTTCTTGCTGCTCTTCTCGTGCAATTAAAGAAAACAGGTCCATTAAACGCGAATACGGTATTGATAAGACATAATCATCTGTCCATCCATACCGTTTTTGGATCTTATCGAAAGCACGTAACATGTTTTGTTCGGCTTCCTCTAAATATTCATCTGAATTTTCGTTTAAGCTTGAATCGGAGCTGCTGCTGATTGGCTCCATTTCTCGCTCTGAACTTTCACGAGTCCCTTGACCTGGTTGAAAAAAGTCATTAAGTCTTCACTTTCTAATAGGCCCTGTATAACAGCAACCATTGCTTCCGGAGGGAACTGTCTAAATTCTTCGGCTTTCACTTTTAATAAACTAGCAAAGAACTCTGTAAAATCATCCTCACAAGCAGGAATCATCGTTAGAACACGGAATGCAAATTCTAATCCTTTTTGTTGCTGCTTCTCTTTAAGTGCAACTAATTGTGCTTGTTTTTCTTCTTCTGGAAGAGATTCTGCGGCTTTAGTTAGTTCATCCATTGCTTGCTTATCCTTACCGAAATCAGCAAAGTTAACCATCGCGCTGCGTCCAACCTTCGAAATAATCTTAGCGAATCGCCAAACGTCCGTTACATTTAATCGTCGCATTGATACTTGAACACCTGCGATTGTAATATTCGTACCGGTATTCATCATTTTTTCTAAAATAGAAGCCATTTTGTACTCTCCTTTTAGCATTTAGCTTGTTTTATGTAATAGAAAACCGACTACCATTTATACGGTAGCCGGCGCTTTAAGTGCTGCTGTTTTCTTTTTCTGCGGTAAATAAATTGAATATGGTGGTGTAGTTGGTGCAGATTCACTGTAATGACCAATGAACTTGCATTTCAATCCAACCGTTCCTTTTCCATCTTTCAAATCAACTTCAATAGATGATACTACCAATGCATTTCGAATAACGAAAATAATTGGCAAGTCGCTTCCTGAAACCATCCCAATCAAAGCAATATCATGGTAACTTGAATCCGGAATTTCATTTGAAGGCGTTAAAACATCGTAACCCTCTTCTGTTGTGCTATCTACCGTCATACCAGGTAAAGCCAACTGCAGGTTTTCTTTTGTAAACTCTACTAATGTAAGTTCTACATGCGGTTCATCCTTTAAAAGCCATTTACCGTTCACTATTTTACCAAGTACACCATCAAGATCTGCATCATAGTACTCACGATCAAAACCTACTTTGGTTCCGCCTGTAGTTGCTCCAACCATTTCCCCTAGTTCTTTTACGTTTTTAAAATTCTTATACATAACACCAGGGCCAATAACGAAATTTTTAGTAGTTCCTTCACGGACACCGTTAATTAATTTCCAGCTCATTTGTCCTACCCCCTAATACAAGTCCGTTCGCATGGTTCGGACAAGAAATTTTACATTTATATGAATGATAGATGGGTCTTCATCTGGTACAGGGATACTACCTGCACGATGTATAGAAAGTATCCCATCATCTTTTAAACCAACTTCTCTATCTAGTAACTTTTCAATACGTGTAGCAATTAAATCCGCCTTATCATAATCACCATTATCACAATACACATCAAAATTAAGAATCATACGATCTATTATTTCAACATCATCGGGATTGTTGGCTTCAATTCTTATAACCGCATAAGGCATATTCATATCATCTTGAGCGGTTTGGAATGTAAGAGCAGGGCCTTTGTCTTCGCCATATTCTGATAGATTAGCTTTTATTATTTCATCGTTCTCTACAAGCATTCTAATGGCTGCAATAGCAGTCATACATTACCCTCCCATCATTCTTTTAAGTTCTCTACGTTCTTTTTCAAACGCTTTTAATAGGAATGGACGGGCTTCCATATGACTTGTACCAGTTTCAAGCCATATTGCTTTCTGCAAGTCGCTTCCTACTGCACCCAATACCTCTGATTGTGACCGTTTAACATTGTATTTAATCGAATTTAACAAGTCACCAGTACGAACAGCAGGAGCTTCACCTGGTTTAGACGCAGTATATTTACGACTCGTATGAGGTATTTTGTATTGTTTACCGCTACGGCTACCCGTGAGATTCTTCTTAACTTGATTTTGTAAATGAATAGATGCTGCTGTGACTTTTTCAACACACATAGCGTTAATATGCGTCTTGATTTGCTCCATATTGCTTGAATACTCAATTTCTACTGAATTAGCCATATAGAATCATACCTTTTCGCAATAAATTTCAATGTGGTGATTCATAAACGCAGGATTGCGTGGTTCTCCTTTAACTTCAAACGTATAATCAACACCTAATTCTTCACTTTTGAAATGAATACGATCATTAGGCTTAATTTTGTAAGAAGCAGGTGCATATATCTTAAAAGTTGTATCGAAATTTTGTTTATCACGTTTAAATCTCTCATTATCAGCAGCAGAATTAGTAGTTACACGACAAGTCATGTTCTCATAAATGTCTTCTTCTGTTTCTGCATAATTACCAGAGGATTGTTTCTTTTTCATTTTTCGTTTTACAACTACCTCATGAATATATAAATCATCCATTCCACCATCATCGAAATACATTTCGTTCATGTGGCCATCACCGGCTTAACTCTTGCTCTAAACCCTTTTAAACCATTGAGTATCTTATTGTTTGTAGCTGGCTCATCTAGCGTTTCTGGGCTAATCTGGTACGAATAATCACCAATACTCTCCGATGTCTTCATACCTTTTCGTTGTAAGTTAGCACGAACTACTGCGGAAACAACCAAATCAATAATACATTTCTTCATAAGTACCTGCAGATCATCATAATCTTGTATCTTATACTCGAATTCATATAACTGATTTTCGGATAAACCATAAACAATACGCCCGTTTACAGTAATAGAATCGGTCATATCTTGTTTCGAACTAACATGAATTACTTTTGCTATAGATTCAGCAGGAAAAGAAAGCCAAGCTAATTTACTTGTTTGGATGATTTCTTTCATTGGATTCTCCGGCTTAACTCTTAAATACTTCTTAGCAATAACCGCATAGTAATCTATTAGTTGTTGAATTACTGTATCAGGCATCTTTTGCACATTTACGCGGTCTTTAATGTCCTGTAAGGTAATATCCATTATGTTTCTTTCTCCTTCTTATCGACTTCTTTTACAAGTTCAAAATGTCCAGTGCTTACAAGGTAATCAGCTTTTTCGTTTGCAACTGTTTCTTCTTGGCCATTCTTAAACTTTTGTCCATAAGCGGTGTAAGTGCCACCGAATCGCAGCGTAACTACTTTCATAATTAACACCCCTTTCACGAATGTAAACTATTACATGAAAGTTTACATTCGTATCGTTGGTTTTATTGGTTGTATCTCGTTTTCCATTAAAAACAAGAAAATATTAAAAAAGTATACATTCAAAACCCTAATAACAAAGAGTTTGTTTCCATAAAAAATACGCCTGGATATTAAGCTCCAAACGCATCCGGAATATTTGTTAGGATTGCTACTGCATCCATTTCTTGAATTACAGCATCATCATCAAAGTGAATTACATAGAATCGTTTATCTTCCATTACTGCAGCTTTACCTTCTGTTGTTTTACGGATACGAGTATCGTATGTATTAACTGCAATAAAGTTTTTAGGGTCTGCAAGAAGAATTACATCATCTGCTAAAGATGGCACTGTAACAATTCCATATCCCATTGGTTTATTAACTTGATCTCCTGCTCCTAGTAACGCAGCGTCACCAGCACCTGTAGGACGGTTTGTTAAATATTCAATCCATTTTTCTCTACGATTTGGTGACATAATCCAACGTAGGTTGCTATTTTTATATTTATTTGGCATTGCACCAGATAACGCAAAGATAGAACCTTTACCAAATCCGTTTGTTTTTGCTTCTTCACCTGTACCTGTTACTAATTTCGAATGATCCACAATATGTGATGCTTTTGATTTCTTGATTTTTTTCAACCATCCATCATTAATATTTAAGAAAGGATCAGAAGAATCTAGGTCACCATTCCAATGTAAGTCTTCAAGATCAATACCGGTTTGAGTGGACATAAGTTCCATTACCGTATCCTCATAACCTTCACCTTCAATATTTTCGCGAAGTAATTCTTCGGTAATTTCCCAAGGTAAACGAATTGGTTTTGTATTATATTCAATTTTTGATGTTTCCACACCGGCACGGTATCCATCATCGCTATTTTCTGTTTTCTTACGTAAGATACGGCCACCAATTGCGATTTTATCTAATTCACCCTGCTTCGCTTTACGCATTTCTTTACGGTGTAATTGTGAGAATGGTGTTGTATCAAACGCCATACGGAAGAATTCTTTGCTTTGCTCCGGATTTAATAATCCTGCATTCATTCCACTTGTTGTCATTGCTGCCTTTTCAATACGATCTAAACGTTTTAATAGTTGTGCGTTAGTCATTGTCATAATAATAAATCCTCCTCTTACAGGTTAATCCCTGCCCATTTAGACTTTTTAATTGATTGTTGCCCTGGTGTGAATTCTTCGTCTGGGTCTAAGCCTTTACGAATAGAAGCAGCATTTTCGATATTCTCAAGACGTTCAGCAAATGGCGCTAATGCTTTTTGGATAACCGCTGCAACTTTCTCTTCATCTGTTTGCTCTTCTGGTGTCGGTTCTACTTCTTCGCCATTCACTTGCTTTTCAATCTTTTCTAATTTAGTAGCTAGTGGCTCTACTGCTTGTTTAACAATCTCTGCAATATCTTCTGCTTTCATTTCGTCTTCCTCCTGTGGTGAAGCTGCTTTTTTTATTTCAGTAATTAAAGCTAATGCTTCATCTAATTTTGTATGATTCTTTTGGGATAATACCTTCCCAGCTTTTTTAATACTTTCTAAAACAATGCTTTCTGCTTGTACACTGTCCTCTGATTTCGCAATGGTATAACCGCCTTTAATAGAAGAAAGTATGTCCTTCATATCATCAAGAGCAGCTGCCATACGGTCGATATCGGGGTTACTTTCCCAAATCTCCCAATAGAACACATCTTCAAATAAATTAAAAACAGCCCGCAAATCACGCTTTTGTTTTTCATCAACAAAGCGGTCTTTTACTTCACCTTTTGCGATTTTGTGAGTTTCACCTTTAACGAAATCTAGCATTTTTCGAATAAGGCCTTTATCTTCATGAGTAAAATCATCAGTCTTGGCAATTTCTACACGCTCACCAAATCCACCCATAGAAAAACCAGTGACTTCACCTTTTTTAATTTCTTCCCAGGTGTCTGCATCATCAACACGAACTGTCATAAGCCACGTTCCTGCTTGTACTTCTTGTTCGCCTACTGTCATATCACTTTTAGCAATCCAGTTTTCAACAACTGTTCCTTTACCAGCGATTTCATCATGTTGTTTGTCGATGTGTTGAAAGGTATAAGCAGCCTTTTCTATTTCTTCTGCGGTCATTTTATCCCCGTGTGAATCTTCTACATCTGGTTCATATACCACACCTGTAACAAGCTGCTTCTCTTCTTCTGTTTTAAGAATTGGAACTTGCTTTGTTATATTTTGCTGTTTAGCAGATTCACTTTTCATAATGGCAAATTGACGACCGTTAGCGCCCTTAGTAACTAATGAAACATAACTGATATTGGCGTTTTTTAGTTCGTATCCCATCGTTTTACCTCCTTCCCTATAAATATTGGGGTTCCACTGTCAAAACGCATAGCAGCCAATTTAAAGCCGTATACGTTTTGACGATGAAACCCCAATCAAATAGGTGTATTTTATTACTCTTCTGAAATCATAGTGCAGCGACAATGTGGATGAGCTGGCGGACACATCTTTCCGTTGCTAAATAAATCATCAATATCTACTGTTTCGCCATGTAAACCACCACATTCTTTACAAACACGCTCATCGTTTCCTGTAAGCCATGTTTTCTTGTTCCTATTTGCGCCCTTATAAGCAATTAAATTGCCGTAATTCATTGCATATGTTGTTTCTGTACGTGCAATCATCATTGCTCTGTAATTGCTTGCTTCTGACATTACATCTGCAATAGAAACACTTAATGCATCGACACCCATTCCCTCACTAAGATTCTTTAACATTGTTTCTCTTAATCTATCTTTAGTAGTTTCATGGATTCCCTTTGCTAATTCAAAGGCATAAGCAGCAACCCATTTTGCAGCAACGTCACCAATTGGGTCTAATACCATCCAGGTTAAACCGTTTGATGCAATGGCACTTTGTACAAACTCTGTTACATCATCCTGTAGGGTGTCTGTGACTTCATCGACAAACATTTGTCTTTCTTCATCCCAATCGACACTATCAAGAAATCCATCAACTTCTGCTTCATCAATTACAGGAACAAATTCTTCATCTGCTTTATTAATACGAATTACGGGAAGCAGGT